GGATGCCTACCGAACGGCAGACGACCGGAGAATGCGTCTACTTGCCATGCATCCCTAGCATAGCGATGCTACCTGCTGTAAAGGGATAATCGCCGAAGTTGGTGACCTTGCACAGCAGCTCGTAGCGCTGCCGGCGACGTAGAACGTCCCAGCCTTTCTCGCTTGAGTGGCCGTCCGCTTCGACGCCTTTCACGGCGGCGCGCCACACCTGCTTGCGCATCGTGACCAGGCCGGCGAGTGCGGCCGCGACCTGGTGCGGGTGGACGTGCGGGTGCTTCTCGAGCTGCTGGTAGTGCTGCACCGCCGCGCGCTCCGCGGGGAGCAGAACGGCGAGCGGATTCGGCTTCGGCGGCGACGCTTTCCTCGTTGACCATTGGCCGTAGTCGGCGGCGACAGCCTCGTCGATGTCGAAGCCGTTCAGGTACTGCGCCTGGTGCACCTGGGCGCGCGGCTCCCACTCGAGCGGATGCCCTTCCGACGACCATGCGGACGTCTGGAAGCAGAAGTCGATCAGCTCCTGGCCGAAGAGCTCCTGCGCCGTCGCGAGGCCGCCGTACGCGCCTCTGGCGCCTTTCTGGCCGTCGTGAAGCTGCAGCGTCCTGGCTGCGTACCCGCGGAAGTACGGCGTGATCTGCGACGGCTCGAGGGTGTCATCGAAGTCGACGGCGGCGAGGATCGGCCGGCCCTTCGGCATGCCGGCCGCCCACGCGAGCGGAAACCAGGTGCTCGCATCCTCCTCGCCCGCAGCCGTGCCTTGGAGGGCACGACTGGCGGTCAGCTCACCGCAGAGAACGATGTCGTAGCCGAGGCTCGAGAGTTCCTCGACCTCAGCGTGCGTGATGCCCTTCGGGTCGCCCTCGAAGCTCGGCGCGTACCGGATGACGAAGCTGCCACGCGGGCTGAGCGACTCAAGGATCGCCCGTGCCTGGAGCGGCGTCATCGCGTAGTAGTCGATTCCCGACGCTTCGAACTGAGCCTTGGTCCACGCGCGGACGCCCTGGCGAACGGTGACGGCGCTCATGCGCCTGGTGCCTGGGCTACCGCCGGAGCCGCCTCGACCGGCGTGACGGGCTGCGGCGGCTGCGCGGCGGCTTCCTGCTGGTCGCTGGGAAGGTTGAATCCGAGCTGCTTGAGAATCTCCGACGGGTCCTTGACGTCCTGCAGCGCGTCGGAGAGCAGCGCCTTGATGTCGGCGGTGGTGGGGAGCTTGTCGATACCGATCTTGCCGGCGACGTTCGACGCGAGCTGGTCGAGGTCGATCGACTCGGGGGTGATGCCGGTGGTGCTCTTGATCGCGGTGACGGCCTTGATCGCGGTGCGCGACGCGGCGAGGGCGATGCCGCTGATGACGCTCCACTTCGCTGCCGCACCGTGCGAGAGCGACGCGGGGTTGACGAGCGAGACGATCCACGGTGTGACCGCGGCGGCGGCGAGAATGATGCCTTCGAGGGTGCGCACAGCCTTGGTCAGCGGGGCGCTGAGCTTCGGTATCACTGCTAGGTCCTTTCGGAGGAGGAGAGGCGCTTGCGGCTTAGTGGCTGGCGTGCGGGTCGCTCGCGCACGGAAGGTCTGGAAGGACGAACGGGTGCAGCTTCTCGAGCGCGGGGTTCGCGATCTCGGCTTCGACGAGCGCGTCGAGGACGCTGCGTGCGAGGTGGGCGTTGGCGGTGTCGCCGGGGATCTCGCTGTTGATGACGCCGAGCTCGGTGCGCAGCTGCTTCGGCGTGGCTGGCGCGTTGAAGATGCGGAGGTAGTCGATGACGCCGTCGACGGAGCAGGAGAAGTGCGCGTTCGTTTGCGCCTGATCGTGGTGGTGGTTGTTGATGTAGAGGACGAGCGCGAGGACCATCACGGTCAGACCGATGCTGACGAGAGTGAGCCAGCCGTAAACGGTCACGAGCGCGCGCGGGATGGGCAGCTGCTCGCGCGGCGTTCTTTTCCTGCGCGGCGGCGTTGGCGTCATCGTCTGCGTTCCCTCCAGACTGCTGCGTCGATCGCGATGACCGTGAGGACGGTCACGGAGGCGAGGACGTAGCCTTCGGTGTGGCAGAACCGCCACGGCACGAGCGCGACAAGCACCCCGTACGCGGCGGCGGCCGCGGCGGCGAAAGCAAGGATGCCGCGCCGGCGCCGGTAGATGCGGTGCAGCGCCCGGGTCACATGATCCTCCGGCTGACCGCGTCGGCGAACTTGCCGCCGATCGCGAGGGTGACGCCGGCGCCGAGGACGTAGGGCCTGTCGAGCCTGTCGAACAAGGTCTCGTAGGCGATGACGAGCATGCCGAGCGCCTGGGGGACGAGCGGCCACCACCACGGGACGCGGTGGCGAGGCTCCTCCTCTCGGGCTGGCCTTGGGGCCTGGGGACGGCGCGGCTGCGTCATTCATCCGGCGCGTTCGGCATCGGGATCCCCCTTCGCAGCAGCAGCATGCGTTTGCTCGCGGTGCGCGGTGTCAGCGGCGAGCTGCGCTAGCGACGCGCAGCCCTGCCCGAAGTCGGTTGCGGCGTTTGCGTAGAGCGAGATGATCGCGACGAACGCGACGTCTCTGAACAGGCTTTGCGTAAACGGGACCTTGACGAGGTAGAGCACGATGAGCGCGGTCCAGATGACGGCGCGCACGAAGCCGCTGATGACGAGGATGAGCGCGACGTGGCGCTGCCGGCGGACGTGACTGTGGAGGCGGTGAGCGCGGAGCAGTACGCGGCTCACGTGTTGCGAACCTCGTAGTAGATGTAGGCGTTCTGAGCCTGAATGCCGCCAGCGGCCGCGGACGCACAGTATTCGCCGGTGAGTGTGTGCACGCCGGCGTTGAGCTGATTATTGGCAAGCACGGCGCCCGAGGTCACAACGGCGAATCGTTTGAGGACCAGGCCGCCGGGTGCTGCGGTGCCGAGGGCGGTGGTGATGCTGCCCATGTTGGTGGAAATCATGGGGTTGACGGCTGTGCCATCCACCACCAGCGCCGCCATGATGTTGTTGCCGTTCGCCACGATGGCCGGGTAGAACCTGACTACGAGGACTTGCCCGGCCAGTAGAGATGGTGTGGTGACGCTGAGTCCGGCGATGGTCTGCGGTGAGTTGCTTGCCGTGCCGGAGGCTCCGCTGTCGTAGTCGATGCCGCTCACGGGAAGACCGGGCACCGTGCCGGTCTGGGCGACGGACCGCGCGTCCTGCGACGTCGAGAGCGAGTAGGTGCCGGACGTGTTGAGAATCACGACGTTCATCAGCCGGTACCGGCCGGACGCGACCGCCGGGGGGTTGGCGAGCGCTAGCGCGCTGGTGTTCTGATCGGTGCCTTTCGCGGACAGTGCAACGGACGCGGTGGCACCCCACGTTCCGCCGACGAGGTCGATCCCGACCGTCGCGTATTTCCCTGACGCGGGAAGCGACGGCGTAGCGGAGTAGCTGCCGGTGGGGATGGCGTTGCGAACGAGCACGCCGGATGAGAGGGCGAGGTACGCGTTGCCGGCGGCGATGCCGGTGAGCGAGACGACACCGGCGCTTGAGACCGCAGGGTTGGCGACAAGGCCGGCGCCGGCGGCCACGACGCCGGCGAGGAGCAGGTCGTTGGCGAGCTCGGGAACGATGACGTCGAGGGCTGCGGCCATGTCGGCGAGGCCCTGCGCAAAGTTCGACCCGTTGTTCGCGGAGGTCGGGTAGGGGATGCCGAGGAGGCTGGTGTCGGTCTCGGTGGCCACTGCGCTCCCTTGCTAGGTGACGTCTGCGAGTTGCGCGACCGCGAGCTGCGCGGTGATCGCGGAGAAGTTCCGGGTGTACTGGGCGAGCAGCGGGGCGCCGGCGACGCCGCCGATGATGTTCACGAGGATGCCGGCGGGTTTGACGGCGTCGATCGCGGCGAGCAGCGCCGTGCTGTTCCCGGACGGCGTGAGTTGTGCGGTGTTGACGACGACGGCGATCTGGTAGGCGTCAGCGGCGAGCGTTGATGTGGACCGCTCGTACAGCTGGTACTGGCTGGTGATCGCGATCTCGGTGAGGTTTGTTGTCGCGAATGTCGCGCCGCTGGTGAACGAGCTCGTCGTCAGGTAGTAGACGGGCGAGCCGGGTGTCGCGGCGTAGGAGACGATCACGCCGGACGCGTAGGCGGTGTTGGGCTGCCAGACGGTGCTGATGTTGCGCTCGATGGCGGAGCGGATGGATGCGGGCGTGCCGCGGTGCATGCCGGCCTCGGCCTGGATGAGTGCGCGCGCGGTCGCGTCGTCGGTGCCGTCGGGGATCGACACGCCGACGAACTGGCCGAGGTAGGGGAGGTCGGCGGTCGGGCACTTTGTGACGTCGAACAGGCTGCCCCAGCCGGGGACGTAGTCGTCGTCGCCGTCGGTGCCTTGTTCTGCGACGAGGGTGTAGACGGGGTCGAACATTGAGCCCCATGCGTCGCAGAAGATGGCGAGCGCGTCGTTTTGCGCGGCGGGCGGGAATTCGTCGTAGAGCAGCTGCCCGTACGGGCTTTCGATGACGAACGACATCAGCGCGGCTCAGCGAGCTTGGGAGTTGTTCGCAGGCACCGGTAGAGTGGAACGGATGCCAAGGCTGATTCCTCCAGGGACTCGGTTCGGGCGGCTCGTTGTGAGCGAACCGACTGGGGAGATCAAGTGGCGCTACTACCTCGTCTATAGCTGCATCTGCGACTGCGGCAACACGGCCGAGGTCCCCTCAGGATCTCTACGGAGTGGGACCACCCAGTCATGCGGGTGCCTCAAGATCGAGCTCGCGGTCGAGCGCCTCCCCGCAATGACGTCAACTGCGACTCATCACGGACACAGCCGTCGCCGACGCAAGCACCCGCTCTACAGGGTCTGGCAGCAGATGCGCGACCGCTGCAACAATCCGCGCAATCCCGCTTACCACAACTACGGTGGACGCGGAATCAGCGTCTGCGAGCGATGGGAAAGCTTCGCGAGCTTTCTTTCCGACATGGGCGAGCGCCCGGATGGAATGACCCTCGACCGCATCGACAACGACGGCAACTACGAGCCCGGAAACTGCCGCTGGGCAACTCGCAAACAGCAAACCGAGAATCAGCGGCCAGCAACGTTCACTCGCGAAAACCGTCCCCGGGGCGAAGCGGCGCCAGCGGCAAAATTCTCCGACGAGCAAATTCGATGCTTGCGCAACGACTGGGCCACAGGGGCGTACCAGCAGAGAGATCTCGTCGCGCGGTACGGCATCAGCGCAAGTCAAGTCAGCCGTCTTGTTCGTGGCCTGTCGCGCTAGACGGAAGACCCCTGCACCGTTGGTGTGGTCAAGTCCGTTTGTGGCAGCGGCGCGGGTCCGGGGAGCGTGAGGTCGCTGGTGCCGGTCGGTGATGCGGTGAACCCGATCGCGAGGCCCGAGGATCCCGGTGGCACGTAGTCGACGCCGGGGACGTTTTCGATGAGGCCGAGGACCTTGTTGTAGCGGACGGTCGCGAAGCCTTGGACGCTGTTGAGCCACGGGGACTGCCCTGCGGCGTTTGCGGCGTTCTGGGGGTTGCCCCACAGGAACGGGTTGAGGTAGGTGACGAGCGCCGCGTCGATGTTCGCGATGACGGCTGAGGCGCTGTACCCGGGAAGGATGTGCGCTTCGTAGGTGATGTAGACCTTGGTGAATGTCGGGGCGATGACGAAGACCTGGAAGTTGATCTCGCGGAAGCTTTCGAGCCATGTCGCGATGTCGCCCATGTCGGTCGAGTCGAGGGCGTTGCCGTTGGGGTCGGTGACGAAGACGGTGACGCAGCGGCTGTTGCCTGTGGTCCCGGCCTGGATCGAGACGCCGGAGGCTGTAGCGGTCGCGGCGGCGCTCATGACGAGCGTGCTGGCGCCGGTGTTGGTGGAGACAACGGTGGTCCCGGCGGGGATCCCGTTGCCGGTGAGGACGGTGCCGGCGGCGACGTCGGTGAAGCTTGAGACGGAGCTGAGGGTGGTGCTGCTCGAGGTCGTCGATGCGGTGAACGTCGCGGCGTCGGGGTTGTACCCGTCGATCGCGGTCGCGCGGCCGATCGCGGTGGCGGACGCGATGATGCCGGACGGGATCGCAAGGGTTTTGACGGCGTAGTCGTTGGCGGTGATCGGCGCCTCGTTTAAAAGCGACAGCGCCTGGGCGAGCATGTCCTGGTAGGCGGGGTCGGTTTGCTGGTCCTGGCCTCCGGCGGTCTCGCCCGTGACGCTGATGGAGGTGACCCAGTCCAGGGCGTCGACGAGAGCGATGGGGCTCGACAGGCCGTTGTAGGCGCTGCCGGTGTCGGAGGCGACGAGGTTGACCGTCGCGGTGCTCGATCCGGAGGCGACGATAACGTCGGTTTCGACGTAGAACGCGTAGTCGGCGATCGTGACCTGCGTGCCACCGGGGATCGTGTGCCCGAGAGTGTCGGCCAGGGTCCAGGTGCTCGCCACGACTGCTGCGGCGCCCTGCTGGTAGGGGGTGTCGAGGAGCTGCGTTCCGAACTCGCGGAAGATCGCGGAGGGGACTTGGGCAGCGACGTTTGTGAGGTCGGCGGCTTGCGCGCCGCCGACGTTTAGAAGGACGATCTCCTGGTTGCCTTCGTTCGGCACGTAGCCGACGACGCCGTTCGCGGCGAGGTTCGCGGCGAGCCTGGCGATGGCGGTGTCGGTGATCGTTGCGGCGTCGGTGGTGAGCGCGATGTCGAGAAAGTCGGTCACTCACTGCTCCCGTTCACGGCGACGTCGATGACGATGTCCCATGAGCCTGGGGCGACATCCGGGCCTTGGGTGATGGTCAGCAGTGCGCGCGGCTCAAGCGCGTTGATCGCGTCGGCGATCGCCTGCACGTCCATCGGCGTTGACGCGAAGAGCGGGTCGGGAATTCCGAAGGTGGGCTGGTCGGCCCGGTAGCCCTGCGGGGTGTCGCAGATCAGGTGCACGCATGCTTCGATTTCGTCGAGGGTGTCCTGCTCGACTACGACGGCGCCTTGCGCGGTGATCTGGAGGGGGTAGGCGAGGTGCGGGGTGTCGACGGGCTGCTCGCTCAAGACACCGCCTGAGATCACGACAGGCATCAGGTCCTCCCGGGCGCACGGACGCCAGCCCTACGGGTTGTAGTAGGGCAGCTTGTAGAGCGTGCCCGAGACGTTTATCTCCAGGAAGCCGGCTGGACTGCTGGGCAACGTTCGGGTGCCCGCGGTTGCCGTCGTCGCCGTCGGGCTCGTGAAGTTCGCGACCCCCGTGCTTTCCTGCTCCCACCACACGACGTATGAAGCGCCTCGGTTGTCGTAGGCGACGAGAACGTCGGCTCCTTGTTGCGGTAGCGCGGACCCGCTGCCGGCGAGCCACTGGCATGGCATCGACAGATCTGGCGATAGGTCTGGGATGACCACGTAGAGATCGTCGCCCGGTGCGGCTGGCGCCGGTTTGCTTGTACTGACGTAACCGGCGAAGAGCACGGGTTTGGTTGCGGGCGCCGGGGGCCGGGGGCCGCCTTGGCGGACGAGCTGCGCGGGATCAGCCAACAGGCGCCTCCTACGGGAGCGGGCTGGTCAGCGGCGACGACGGGCCGCCCGTGGTCAGCGGGCCCTGGAAGTTCGACACGACCGAAAGCGGCGATGTCTTCGGCCGCCAGTACCCGAGGAACCCTGCCGGGCCCATTTCGGCGGCCGGGCCGATCGACGGGTCGCCCTGCTTGCCCATTGAGATCACATTGCCGTTGCCGACATAGACCGTCACGTGCTGCGTGTCGGCGGTCGACGGGCCGTAGAAGCAAAGGTCGCTCGCGAGCGGGTTCGGCACCTGCACGCAGTTCGCGATGATGCTCGTCGTGTTGCCGTTGCCGTTGTAGTCGTTGCCTGACGGGTCCTGCCAGCCGGCGGCCTTGTGGGCGAGGATCGCGAACGACGAGCAGTCCATCGTCCGTGGCGCCGGGCCGAAGAGCGTGCCGCCGTTCATGCGGGTCGGCAGGCCGTTCTTGCCGATCACCAGTGACTCGGTGTACACGTACATTGAGCGTTGCTGCAGCGCAGCGATCGCCGCGGCCGCCGGGTCCCCGTAGCTGCCACCGCCCGTCGAGGTCGACGCCGCGGCGCCGCCGGTCGCGCCCGTCGGGAACGAGTTGGTCGCGGCCGGCGCGTTGACGCCGGTCGCGGTGGCCTGCGGCTCAGGGTACGGTGCGATCGCGGGCTCGAGGGTGAGCTGGGTGAACGTGTCGCCGAGAACGTTGCGCGTGGCATCGGCGACGATCCACCGGCCGTTCGCCGGCCCGAAGTTCTGGAGGACGATCACATCGCCGGCACGGAAGTCATCGATGCCGCAGATCAGGTCGAGCGGCACCTGCGACGGCGTCTGCGGCTTCGAGATCTTGCTCTTGCGCTGAACGCGGCCCTTCACCTTGTGCGTGGAGCGGTAGTTGAAAGCGGTGTTGTCGAACGTCCAGTTCGTAGCCGGCAGGATCCGCTGGCGGTCCTTGACGCGGTCGATGTAGGCGGCGGGCTTCTGGCCGATCAGGTCGTCGCCGTTGAGATAGTAGAAGCAGTTGCCGTTAGTGAACGCGAACCAGCCGACCTCCTGGGCCAGGCGGGTGACGCAGTCCCAAGAGTCCTCATCGGGGTTCTCGCTGGTGCCGCGGGTGAGCTGCGACACGTCGCTCGCGGTCGTCTCGGCCGCGTCGAGCGTGCCGGAGTGCAGGCCGCCAGCGGCGTAGATCGCCTGCGCCTCGGAAAGCCACTGCTCGTACGCCGAGCCGTCGCTCGAGCTTGAGCCCTGCGTGGCCTGGGCGATCTGGCCTGGCGAGAGCGTCGGGTTGAGCCGGGCGATCGTGATCGCGCCGCCCGGCGGCGTGCCGTAGTTGACGGCGACACCTGCAACGCCGCCGCTGTAGTAGTGGTCGCCCAGGAACGCGTTGACGCAGGCGGCGACGTCGAGCGGGCTGATCCCGAGATTCGCGGCCGTCGACGCGAGGAACTGAAGGATCCCGGTGCTTGACCCGTCGCCGAAAGTGAGGTTCGTGAACGACGACTCCTGGATGCACGCGCAGAACAGCGCAAGCGCCGCGGCCTTCGGTGCGGCGAGCTGGTTGGCGATCGAGATCGCAGTGTTGATGTTCTGCAGCTGCAGGTTGCTCGGCGGCTGGCCCTTCACCGTGATCGCGGCCCCGGCGCCGATGCCGCGCTGCTTGTTCGCTTTCGTGCCGGCGTTTTGCTGATCGACAGCGGTTGAGATCGTGACCTGGCCGAGGTCGTTGGTGAGCGAGCTCGCGACGGGCTGAATCACGTTCAGCTCGGGGCACACAAGACGAATCGGCGTTTCGAAGTACGGGGACCGCGCGTAGGCGCCGCGGCCGACCTCGTCGACGAGGCGTTTGATGAACTGCGCCCTGGTCGTCGTGCCAGCGGCGGCGCCGACGGGTCCCCAGTGGTCGCGCAGGTAGCTGACGATGCGATCCTGGAAGGTGAGTGTCAGGTTCGGCTGGCTGTTGTCGAGGCCGCCCTCGAGCATGCACAGCCGCCACCACGCCTGCGACCCCCCCGGGAAGTTCACGTCGATCGCCGGGAGCAGACCGTCGGGGGTGACGTTGAGAAACCCGCTCGTTTGCAACCCAAGGTCCGGGTCGAGCATCGTCACCGTCAGAAGGCTCGCGCCGGCGATCTGCGTTTCGACCGTGACCTCCTGGATCGCGCCCGCAAGCTGCTCCTGCTTCGGTGCGCCGGGCTGCGCCGCGAGAGCGCGAGCAATCAGGTTGCGGATCGGGCCCGCGTTCGGGAGAGGGACGCTCGCCATCGCCGGACGGTTAAGAGAGGCCTTGGATGACGGTGAGCGGCACCTTCAACTTCGTCCCCGTCGGGAGCTGCTTGTTGACGCTCGTGCCGATCCTCGTGTTGCTCTTGTTCGCAGCGAGGATCTGCGAGGCCGCAGTCGGGTCGCCGGGGGCGACCTTCGCGGCGAGCTTCTGCACGGTGTTCAGCGCACTGGTGGTGGTGTAGGTCTTGTACTGGCCGCTGACCGCGCCGTTCGCGACCGCCCGGGCGGAGCTCGAGTCGGCGGAGGCGGAGAACTGGTCCTGCACCCACTGCATCAGCGTGACCGTCACGTCCTGGCGGGTGCGGTACCCGGCGGCGTTTCGGATCGGCGATGTGTCGTAGTCGATGCCGCTAACGACCCACTGGACTCCCTGCGCGTTCGGCGGGATCAGCGGCGTCTGCTTGCCAGCACTGTCGATGCTCGCCACGCGGACGAGGGGGCTGTCGCCGACGCCGGCGATGCCGACGCCGGTCGGGCCGAACAGCTTGCCGCGGCCGCCCATCCACTCGAGCTTCTGAATGTCCTGCTCGAGCGCGGCAGCGTGCAGGTTCGCATTGCCGTTCTGAGTGTCGAGCCAGTCCTGCTGGTAGCAGTCGAAGCGGACCGGCACGGTCATCGTGTACGGGTCGTAGCCGGCGAGGGTGGTGACCGCGACCTGCTGCAGCCGTTGGACCTGGTTCCAGTTGGAGAAGCCGTCGGTGACGGTCGGCGCGTTCTCGCCGGCGAGAACGGTGAACTCGTAGCTCGCGGCCTTGCTGCCACCTGCGAGGCTTCCCTTGAAGCGGATGTACTGGCCCTGGCCGATGTTCGGGAGCTTCGCCTTCGGCTTCTGGGGGCCGCCTTCGCCGCGGCCGAAGCTCGCGGGGCTCAAGCGAACGCCGCTTTCTTCAGCGACGTCTGCGTGATGCCCTCAGCGAGGACCCTGGGTCCGAGGCGCAGCACGATCGGTGCCTGCTCGATCTGCACGTTGATGCACTCCGCACCGCCGAGACCGCGGCCGCCGTTGAGCGCGTTCAATGCGCCGACGCCGACCTGGTTGACGACCTCCTTGCGCAACACGAACTCGCCGGGGGTGAGCATCGCGGGGATGCTGTCCTGGTCACCGACACCGGGGACGAAGCCGCCCGGCGCGTAGCGGCGCACGAGGCCGCCGGAGTGGAACGGGTTGAGACTGCCGAAGAAGTGGCCGACGCTGCTGAACGTGTGACCGAAGAAGTGGCCGATTCCGCCGAAGATCCCGGAGATCTTGCGACCCAGCCAGGTGAATTTGCCCCAGATCCAGTTGACGACGCCGGTGATGATGTGCTTCACCGCGTTGAACGCGCCGACGACGGCCTTCGGAAATCCGGTGAACGGCCACTCGAGAACGGTGAGGACCCCGCGCCAGATCCGGGTGACGACGTTGACCACTCCGACGATCGCGGTGCGCAGCCAGCTGAAGACGCCGGTGACGATCGCGCGGAAGGTCTTCGAGCGGGTGTACGCAATGACGATCGCAGCCGCAAGCGCCGCGATCGCCGTTGCGACCAGCACGAACGGGTTGGCCTCCATGACGGTGTTGAGGATCGCCATCGGCTCCGTGAAGGCGACCACTGCGATCTTCGCCAGCGCCTGAGCGATTGCGAACACCTTGCTTGCCTCGGCCGCCAGAAATACCGCTGTGCGATATGTGGCGAACACGCCGACGGCGGCGCCGACGACCTCGAGCACCGTCTTGGTTTGGATCAGCCACTTCACAACGTTCACCAGGGGCGCGAACGCGGTACGGATCACGCGAGAGATCCCGGGCCAATTGCGTTCCAAGGTGCTCGCAACCCCAGCGAGCCAAATCGCCACCTTCGAGACGATCGGCAACACGACGCGGCCGATTTGCTCGGCGAGCAGATCGAAGGCGTGCTCGGCGTTGGAGATCGCACCTGCGGCCTTTTGGCTGTACGCGGTGGTGGCGCCGCTGTAGCGCTGCATCACCCGGGTATTGATCTCCTGGGCGGTAGCCATCTTGTCCAGCAGCTCCATGTGCCGGTAGAGCTGCGGGTAAAGCCGCTTCTGCGCGGCGGTCATGCTGTCGACGTACTTGGTGACCGGGAGGATCGCGCCGACGTACTTGCCCATCCGGCCGACCGTCCCGGTCTGCGCCTGACTGACGAACCGCAGCGCCTGGGTGTACCCGAGGTTCGCGCCGCGCGCCAACGCGAGCGCCTCGCGGTTCAGCCGGATCGCCTTCGTGCTCGAGCCGGTCAGGCGAATGAACTGCGCGAGGCCCTGCGCTTCCTCCTGCGGAGTAAAGCCACCGTGCGTCGACGTCTGCGCGATCGCCCGATCGAGCATGTCCATCGCACCAGCACCAGCCTGCCCCGTGTTCTTCAACGCGTTGCGCAGCTGCGCCTGCTGCGTCTGCCACTGCTCGCCCGCGCGAATCGCATCGCGCATCCCGTACAGCAGCGACCCAAAGCCTGCGGCGCCCCCGACGAACGCAACGGCGGTACGAAGCCGCTTCGCGCTGCCCGTCATCACATCGAAGCCAGCACTGCCGGCGACCGCCTCATCGCCGGCCTTACGGGAAGTGCTCCCGATGCCGGCGATCGCCCTCTGGGTTTTCTTCGCTTCGAGCTGGGCGGTCTTGGCTTCGAGCAGCCGGACGCGAACCTCGAGATTGGTGAGCGTCACCGGCGCCTCCTCGAACTACTTGGCCCGTTCGGCCCGGGCGTTGGCTTCTTTGTGGATCGCGAGCGTGCGGTCAATGACCATGTCGAGCCACACGAAGTAGCCTGGGTCCTCGTTGCGGTAGATCTGGTCGATGTCGACCGGGATCCGCAGGACGGTGCACATGGCGGCGAGCTCGACCGGCCGCCCGCGTCTCAGTTTCCCTGCGCGATCCCCCTATCGACGGACAGGTCGACGTCGGCGCGCCACTGGGCGTAGGTCGAGTAGGTGAGAACGACACGGGTCTCGTCGTCGAAGATCAAGAACACGGCCTGCCGCGGGTTCTGCGGATCTGCTGTGTCGTCGAAATACCGGGCGAGTTCAACGCCAAGCGGCGGAAGATCGTGGCGTTCGCCGTCGATTACAGCGACGGTCTTCACGCACGCGGCGGCGAGCGTGTCCGCGGCCTCGTATAGCTCGCGGTCGGACTCGTCGCTGACCGAGTTGAGCGCTGTGCTGCCGATCTGCTTCGACTGTTCCCACGAGAGCGCGCGGAACACGCCAAAGAGCTCGACGCCCGCCGCACGGTAGCCGGGGATCCTGATTTCAACGGTGGTCTGTGCTTGTTTTGCGGCGCGCGCGGCACGGATGCGCGCCTGAATCGAATCGGGCGTCGATGTTGGTGCCGGCGGCGGCGGTGGTGCGGCGGTCTCGACGGGCGGGTCGAGTGGCTGTTCGCTCATTAGCTGACCGCCACGTCGGCTGCGAAGACGAGCGAGAGCTTGGCGTCCTCGGCGGTCCCAGCCTGGTAGGGCGGGACGGTGACGCCCTTGAGCGTGCCAGTGTAGGTCTCGGTTGAACCCGGGACGACGCTCTTGTTCGCGCCGAGCGTTGTCTTGGTGATCGTGGCGCGCGCGGCGCCGACGCCGTTCTGCAGTTGCTTCGACACGCTGATGAGGGTGTCGCTCCACTCGCGAGCGGTGGTGATGTCGCTGCGGGATGGGATGCCGCCGAGGTCGATCTTGTTGCCCATGCCGCCGGGCGGGTAGGTGACGGTTTCGGCGGTGATGTCGCCACCCTCGAAGCTGTCCCAGACGATGTTGTCGATGGTGATCCCATCGATCGAGACGTGGATCGCTTGCTGGTCTGACCTGTAGTAGGTCGGCACTTGGCCCCTCCTATGCCGCGAGCGGCTCGTAGACGATGGTGATCGGAACCTGCAGAGCGGACTCGGTGAGGTTCACCGTGAGAGTCGCGAGGAGTTGGCCGGCAGCAGCAGTCGTGGGGGTGTTGCCGGACGTGTCGACGGAGCCCGCATCGGTGGCGTTCGCGCCGAAGAGTGCCTTGGCCGCCCAGTGCGCGGCGATGGTGCCTTGAAGCTTGCCGGCCAGGGCCGCGACGGTGAGGCCCTGGCCGTCGATCGGGTCGAAGAGGTAGCCCTCGGCGTCCTCGAGCGCGTCGGCGGTGAGGGCCATGCGTTCGCGGCCGCAGTTGGCCTGCCAGAACACCTTGTCGGTGGCGGCTGCGGAGACGAAGCCGAAGAGGCAGAGGGTGCCGTAGCGGTTGGCCCAGGTGTTGATGCCGGCGGCTTCGAGGGTGTTTGTGTCGGCGGTGTTGTAGGTCTCGGTGAAGCCGGTGACGTAGTTGAGCGGCCAGTTGATGCCGCAGGGCATCTGGTTGTCGTTGCCGGTCGCGGCTACGCGCGCACAGAGCGCGGCGGCGACGGCGCTCGCGGCGACGGTGCGCGTGGTGCCGGGCGTGACGCCGGGGATAATCGGGCTGCCGGCGACTGGAAGGACGTGACCGGTGTGCTGGCCGATATTGCCGGCCAGCGCGGCGACGACGGCAGATGCGCTGGAGTTGTCTGCGAGGTCGATGAGCGCGTACCGGTTGTTGGTGTAGGCGTGCGCGGCGAGCGCGGCCCACACCGTCGCGTTGGACTGGCCGGGCACGGCGACCTGGCCTGGGCCGAGGGAGGCGGGGATGTTGTTGAGCGCGGCCGCGTAGCTTGAGGCGCTGATGTCGTTGGGGTTCGCGCCGCCGGTGAGCGCCGCGGCGCTCGAGGCGACCGGCACGTTGGTGGTGTTCCCGCTGCCGCTTGACTGGCTGAAGGTGACGTACTCGGAGCTGGTGTCGGCGATGAGCTGGGCGGTGGTGATGTAGGGGCCGTGGCTCTCGAGGATGTCGCCGGCGGAGTCTTCGATCTCGACGGTGAACGTGGCCGGGGTGATCGTCACGCCGGTGCCGCTGGCGGTCGCGTTCGCCGACAGCGTGAGCGTGCTTGCACCGGGGTTGACGGCGCTGACGTAGGTGCCGGCGGGGATGCCGGTTCCCGAGACGGGGGTGCCGACGCCGATGTTGGCGAAGCTCGACACGGCGCTGACCGTCGGGCTGGTCGAGGTGGTGGTGCCGGTGAAGGTCGTGCCGCTGCCACGGATGACGGCGACGTAGACGTTGTCACCGTCGATGCCGGGGGTGTCGGCGGTGACGACGACGGTGGGGTGCGGCGTCGCGTCGTTGAGCGTCAGAGCGGCGGCGACGGCGGTGTTGTCGTCGACGCGGACGATGTAGGCGTAGGTGCCGCCTTCGTGGAAGAACGCGTCAAGGGCGTCGTAGAGCACGCTGTTGGTCGAGCTGCGCGGTCCGATGACGGCGGCTGCGGCGGCGATCGAGTTGACGCCGACCGGGGTGGTGGGGCCTTCATCGGCGAGGCCGACGAAGAACGCGACGCCGGTGGTGGTGGGCGGCCCGCTCGGGGTTTGGGCCTCGGTGTTGGTGACGGTGACGCCGATCGGGGACATGCGTGATTGGCCTCCAGTGAGGGGGAGCGATGGGGGTGCGGATGGCCCCGATGGGGCTTAGGGTGCTTCGCCGACTACGGTAATTTCGGGCGTCTCGACGAGCGGCCACGGCGAGATCGGTGCTTCCGGCTCGGTCGGCGGGTCCGGTGTGGCGGGTCCGCCGGTGCCGGTGAGGATGCTGTTGACCCAGACGTGCAGGTCGATCTCACCGAGCGCGAAGGTGCGGTTATTGGGGTCCGGCAGGCGGAGGTCCCAGTCGAGCATGTCGGTGTTCGTGGCGATGCCGCCGAGCGAACCGTTCTGGACGAGCAGCGCGCCGACCGCGGCGACGTAGGTTGATGCGGCGTTGCGGACGGCCTGTTCCGTTTGGTCGGTGACGAAGATGCCGACGCTGAACGGGAAGAGCGCGTTGTAGCGGTCGCCGCCGGCCTTGTCGAACGGCGGGAGCTTGTCACCGACGATCACGACGGCGGGCTGGTTAAGGCCCTCCCAATTCGCTAGGTCAAACGACGGTCCGTAGGACTGCGGGCGTTCGATGGTCGGGACGGTGAGGTCGAGAACGCGCTCGAGCTGCGCGAGATACGTGTCAACCCACTTTTCGATCGTCGCGAGCACAGCGGCCTCGACCTGGGATTGGGTGACGATCGGCCCGAAGACGCTCGGTGTGCTCATAGTCCGCGGAGGCTGTCGAGCGGGTTGGCACCCATGATGTAGGTCTTCAGGATCTCGACGGCCGCGAGGCGCTCTTTGAGGCTGAAACGCAGCACGCGGCGGCGAACCTCGCCAGTGTGCGAGGCGGAGCTTGTGGTGCCGAACTGAGCGAATTTGGCGTAGAACTTGTCGGTGCCGAAGACGAGCTCGGTCGAGGTGATCAGGCGCACGCCGCCTTCGATGGTGGTGACCTGGTGTTTCATCTCGCCGGTCGCGACGAGCCGCTCCGACGACTGCCCTTTCGCCTGCTTCGACGCGACGGTCGCCGGCGCGAGCTGCGGGCCGCGACCGTAGAGCCGCTCGTTGCTTTTCGCGATCAGCTCCGCGATCTCCAAGAGCGCGGCCTCCGGCGCGCCGACGCGCTTTTGGAAGCGTTCGAACATGTCGGTGACTTCCTTCTCGCCGCTGACGGTGATGAGCGCGGTCAGGCCCATTAGAAGGAGTCTTCGAGGTAGGGGATGCCGTCGCCGAACGGGCCGGCGCCGAACAGCCATGGCCAGAGCGCGAAGATCTCGGGGCTGATGCCGCCGGGGCCGTTGGGGAACCACATGTCGGGCGGGAACTTCGACGGGTCGAACTTGCCGTTCGCCATCGCGGCCTGCCACGCCTGAAACCGTGACTGGCGTTCGCTGAGAACGGGCACGGACCAGAACGAGGGGGCGGGGCTGGCGACGTCTTCTTGTGCGATCGCGCGTTTGAGCGCGGCGAGCTGGGTGGTGTAGAGCTGCTCGTACTGCTGGTAGCTCGACTGGTCGCGGTTCACCTCGTTGCGGTAGAAGGTGAGCTCGACGAGCATCGCCGCGTACAGCATCGAAACCCACCTGGTTTGCGCGTAATACGCGGGTGGGATGTCGACGCCGATCTCCATCAGGACGCCGTTGACGGCCTGGGTGAGCAGCATCTGCGCCTCATCGCCGGTGGGGCGCGTGAGGTCGTTGAACGTGCCGGCCTCGCCGCCGCCGCTGCCCGCGGTGACGGTGCGGGCGCGCATGAGCTTGCCGAGGTCGTCGACGGTGGGGCGGATCTCGTCGCCGACGCCCGGGGCGTTCTGGACGGGGTCGGATGGCGGCGACGTGTTGCTGCCGTCGAAGAACGCGATCTCATACCAGCCCTGGTTGAGCGTCGCGTTGAGCGTCGTAAGGTTCCGCGACTGCGGGCTGGTCGGGTCGGTGTCTACGCCGTCAGGGAGGACCGACATCTGGATGGTGTCGATCAGCGTCCACGGCCCCGTCGAGGCAGCTGCTTCGTAGATGTAGGCGGCGGTCCACGGGCGCCCGTCGTAGCGGGGTTGCGGCTGGACGTCGGCGAAGGAGACGACGCTCAACAGGTGCCTCCCGTGGTCAGGTGATCTTGATGAGGCCGCCGTACATCTGCTCGATCCGGCCGATCCGCGGAGCCGTCTGATCCCAGCCGACCGTCGGTGCGAGGAACACCCACGGGTAGACGACGGCGTTGTCGACGAGCGTGTCGGCCGCAGCCGACAGGTCGGCAGCAGAGACGGCGAGGTAGCGGGCGCCGATGAGCGTTTCAACGGCGACAGCCTCGTCGGCTACGAGCCGTCCGATGATGAGCGCGGCGAGCGTGATCTCATCGCCCTCGAGGAGACTGTCGGCAGCGGTGATGAGAATCGTCACCGTGGGGGTAGCTCCGTCGACGCCGTCGAGCTCGTCGACGATTTGGCGGACGTAGTTCGACAAGGATTGCGTGAGATCGGTGGTCGCGCTGGCGTCGACCGCAGCGATGCTGTAGGCGGATTCCTCGAGAACGGTGTCGCTGATGGCTGCCTGGTCGGCGGCGGCTCGGGAGACAACGAGAACTTGGCTGAGAAGATCGAGGGTGAGACCGATGTCAGAAATCACGCGCACAGAACCTGAGGTCCACGTGCCCGAGACGGTGTCGACAGTTGCGGAGGGATCGGTTGCGGCGCGCGCGAGGGCGCGGGTGGTGGCGAGGCTGTCGTTGGCTGCGGCGGCTTCGGTGAGCGTTCGTAGAAGGTGCTCGAGGCGAGCGGGGCTGTCTGTGAGCGCGGCTGCTTCTGAGATCGCGACGTGGACCGTGGCGGTGCGATGCAGTGCATCCGCCGCCGCGGATGTGTTTGCCACAGCGCGCCCGATCGTGACGCCGAAGACGGCGCTGTCTGAGAGGGCCACCAGGTCGCCGGCTCCCGGGTAGAGCGCGGGCCCTGGGTAGAGGGTTGGGCCCGGTAATACCGGTGCGCCGGCGAAGCGCACGAGGCTGATGAGCGGCGCTCCTACGTCTCCGGCGGCAGCCGCGCTAGAGATGATGCGCTGAAGTTTTAGTGTGCGGATGACGCCGCCGACGGTGACGAGCGCGGCGCCCTGCATGCATGCGCCTTGTGCTGTAGGAAGCGCGCCTTGGCTTGTGAAGCGGGAACCGAAGCCGCCATCGGTGGTCGTTGCCGTGTCGTTTACGGCCGCGGCGCTCGAGTGTGCCGCGTTTGCCGTGTCGACGCTTTGCGTCGTCTGGGCGACGGCGCGAAGCAGTCCAGTGAGCTGCGTCGCAGCGCCCGCCGCGGCGGCGGAGTCAGCAGCGGCTATTCCCAGGCTTATCTTCGCGGAGAGGGCCTCGGCGACAGACGCGCCGTTTGTGATCGGCTTGCCGAGGCTGATTTTGACGGTGGCCGCGTCGGCTAGAGCGGCAGTGTTGGTCGTGGGCTTGCCGAGGCTGATCAGAACCGTCGCGGCATCGCTTGAGGCCGCTGTGTTTGCGATTACGTCGCCGGTGCTGACCCGGACCGAGGGGCTGTCAGCGATTGCGGCGGCGTCAGCGGCGGTGACGGTGATGCTGACGACGGAGCGGATCGCGCCTTGGATACACGTACCCTCGCTCAGCCGCGTCGCACCCTGGGCGGTGAACGCGCTCATGCGGGTCCTCGGCTCTGTGGAGGCTGACTAGACAGTTCCGCGGAGAGGGCCGCGGTGAGGCAGCGTCAGCGGGTTGCGACGATCCAGCCGCGCAACCCGTCTTGGGACCGCTCGCGTAGATCGAGGTGGAAGCCGACGTGGGTCAGTTTCTTGGTCAAGTCTTCGAGCCGGGAGTGTTTGGCGATGTCGGCGTGGAAGAGCACGAGCATCTTCTGGACCCGGCCGAGTACCTCTGGGGCGGCCGTGATGAGAATCGGAAATTCGGCTCCTTCGCAGTTCATGCGCAGGAAGGTGCACGCAGGGATGTGGTGCTGCTCCATGATTGACTCGAGCGACCGCGTCGGCACTGTCTCGCCACGGCCGCGAAGCATGATCGAATGTCCCCAGTTGCCGCGATCGTGAGCGAGGGTGGTGGTGCCATCACGTTCGGCGAGCGCGCAGTGGATGGTGGTGACGTTGTCGAGTCGGTTCGCGAGGCGATTCAGCTCGAGGTAGTTGAAGGTCTCTTCACTCGCCTCGATCGCGTAGACATGTGCGACCTTCGCGGCAACCAGCATTGTGAATGTGCCGATGTGCGCGCCGACGTCTATGACGACGTCGGCGGCTGCGGGCTGATATTCCGGGAGCCGGGGGAGAAAGATGTCATGATCGAAGCTGTCTGCGAGAACTGCTTCGTCGCTGGTGCCTGCCCGGTAGGCGACGGTCAGACCGGCGGCGTTTCTGAGCGCGAGACGGTAGTCGACTTCGCCCGGGCGGAATGACCGTCGAGCGTTTTTGGCTGACTCGGAGAGGTCGGTGATCTGCCTGCGTGGCTGCTCGAAGATTCGACGGGTGAGCATGTGCGCAGCGTACACCTGCAGCGTTGGCCGGGCGCATTTCTTGATGCGCCCAGGCGGTTAGGTTTCTGCCTACAAGGCAGGCCTAACTGAAAGCGAACCAGAACGGCGCGTTCGAGCCGGTCGTCCATGTCGCGGCCGTGGGAAAGGTCGTCTGTGCTCCCTGGATCACCGAGAACTGATTGCCCACAGCGGATTTCTGGACATTCCCGTTGGGCTGACCGAATTCGAGGGCCAGCTGTGTCGTGCCCCACGTGCCGTTCGCCCAGGCCGCGAGATAGTAGCCCCCTGTCGTCGGCACCTGATAGGGCGTCGCGAGAGCGAACGAAAAGATGCCCTGAGCCGTTGTCCAGATAGAGCTGCTATTCAGGTTCGCCGTCTCGGCGAGCTGAGTCCCCGAAAGGGTGAACAGGCCGAGGCGCATGTCCGATGGCGTCGTGCCACCGCTGACCGCGACAGTGCCGATCGAGACGAAGATGTTGCTGACGATGTCGCCGGCGTAGAGGCCCATCATTGTCGCGACGACGCGCTGCGTAGCGAGCGCGCCGCTTGATGTTGCGGCCGCGAAGAGGTCGAACGTTTGGTCGGTGAATCCGAGCGCGGCGTTGCGCACCGCTTGACGGCCGGCAGAAGCAGCACGCAAGCCGGCTGCGGTGAAAACGTGGTAGATGCTCGCGCTGGACGAGTGTGTGGCCGCGGTCGACCCCTCGACGCCGCGCACAACGGTCCACGTCGTGCCGGACTGGCCGGCGGTGACGAGCATGATTTCGGAGTCGATCAGGATCCGGAAACTGCCGCCGAGCAGATCCCCTGCCGCCGCTGCGTTCGTCGTGATCGACGTCGCGGTCGTCGACGAAATCGACGATGCGAGGGTCGTCACAGCGGCCGCGACCCCCGGGGTCGGCGAATTGGCGATTACCTCCATGTTCACCTCCCCGCTTGGTGCTGCTAGTCAGAGAGCTGCAGTAGAACGGCGGCGATCGGGCCGAGGTCGGCAACGGCGATTCCAAGTGGCATGCCGAGAGGGTCGATGTAGCTCGCGGCGGCCGTGAGCAGCCCCTGGTCGTCGGCGGCAGTCGCGCCTGTGGCGTAGCGTGCTCGGATCATCGGCGTGCCCGTCATCCCGAGCCACTGTGGCTTGAGGCTCGCAGGAGCGCCGCTCAAGGCGGTCGGGGTGCCCGAGCATCCGGTGAACGTCGTGGATGTCTTGCCGGTGTACGTGACGGTCGTGCCAGCGATGTAGATCGTTCCCGACGACGGGAATCCGCTCGTGTCAAAGACGGTCACGGTGCTAGCCCCAGATGTCGCGGCGCCGTTAAGCTGGGTGCCGCTCATGATCGGTGATCCGCCGTTGTATGAGCCGGAGCCCGCGCCGACCGAGAGGTTCGCGAGCAGGAAGCCCATGGCACCGTTGGTCGGTTGCAGTCGGTCGCGCAGCGCCGCGCTGTAGTAGATCTGGCCGAACGAGCCGCTGATCGGGACGGGCATGATCGCTGACGCGTTGGCCTGCTTCCAGCCATCCATGATGCCGCTAAGACCAAAGACGTTGACCCCGGTGACTGCGGCGCCCGAAGACAGCACCGTGGAGCTCGTGACCTCTGACTGAACGCCGTAGAGGTAGGTGCTGCCGGAGAGGCCGGCGTAGCGGAAGTAGGTGCTTCCCACCTGGCAGACACCGGAGGATGGGAAGCTCGAGTTGGACGCGACTTGGGCGACGCGGCCGATCGCTGTGCCTGTGGCATTGGGGGTGGCGGCGACGCTTCCGGCGCCCGAGGACGGGATCCCGCCGAACAGGAGGACGCCCATGGTTGCGTCGACCGTCAGTGACGTGTAGCTGATCACCTGGGAGCCGATGCTCAGCAGCCCTGAGTTCGGCATGTCGCCCATGTTGGCGACAAACGATCGAGCAGCGACGGTACCGGTACCTCCGGTGCATCCCGTGAGGGTTGCGGTCGTCGCGCCGGACGTGCTTGAGACCGTTACCGAGATGCCGGTGTAGGTGACGGTCTGCCCTCCCTGAATGACGACCGTTCCGGCTGGCGGAAAGTTCGTCACGTCATCGACCTGAATTGTCGACTGCGGAAGGGTGACTGCGGTGACGAGCCTGGTGACGCCAGCGGTGGCTTTGATCGTGGTCTGCCCGGTCGTTAATGCTTCGACTGTGCGTGGAGGAATGGCGCCGCTGCCGAGATCGAGGTTTGCGCCGAGCGTCGAGCTGCCAGCGGCGCTCGGGAGAGACGCGAAGTTCAGGCCACCGATCATGGTGGCTCTTCCCAGGTGGGCCAGGCCGGCGGTCGTCCTGCCCTTGTACGCGGCGACTGCGACGCCACCGGCAGGCACGGTCGTGAGCGCGACTCCGGCGGGCACGCCGCCCGCGGTGGCGAATTGCGAGCCAAGGTCAGAGGTGGTTGCCGGGGAGTAGCTGACAGCGTCTCCGGCGGAGATCGCCGTTTGGGCTTTTATCAGCCGGAACTGGGTGGTTCCGTACGTGGCATTCAGGTAGCGGCCGCCGCTGTTGCGGACTGCTCCGGAGACGCGCGCGAACGGAACGCCCATGGCCTGGCATGCGTTTAGCATCGACGAGCAGTCACCGAAGTCGGAGTCGTACAGATTGACGCAGTCGATAGCGCAGCCTGACGTGGGGTCAGGCCCGGGGTACTGGCCCCAGAGCATGTCTCCGAAGACCCTCATGCCCTGGATCGTTCCGCACTGCACGAGCGCGCCCATCGGAACGCATCCGTCGGTGGGATAGGGACCGGCGAACCAGTTGGAGTTCGTGGCGGGCGAATAGATGTTCCACTGGTAGATCTCGCCAAGTTTGTTGGGGTCATAGACAAAGCCGCGCGCCATACCCTCAAACGAGGGCCCGAACATGCGCCAGTTGTAGATCAGATACTGCCCGGAGACCGACGATGGGCAGTAGACAACGGGCTGGCCGGAGCCGTGGTGGCATCGGTATGTCGTGACGCCTTGGATCGCGCGGTTGGTGCCAGTAACCGACGGGAGCAGGAAGTCGCAGAACGCACCCTGAAAGACTGATTCGATGAAGGACAGATCACCGACGGTGATGTAGTTCGTCGGGAACTCAAAGGAGGCGTAGCCGCCCCAAGTGCACCGGCGGAAGTAGTTGTGGTCGCCGATCGACGCCACGGAGGCGCGGAAGGCGCCTTGGACGTACACGTTGTCGACGTTGCCGTGATTGAGAAGGATTGCCCACGGCGCGGAAGGCGGAACTGATGTGTAGGTCCACGCAGTTGGCTGCTGAAGTGCCGACTCAAGGAAGAAGCCGGCCAGTACAGCGTGCCCCCCCCTGCCGTCGCCGGACGACCCGGGGTAGCAGTTGAACACCGCGTCGCCGGCACCGAGGCCGGCGGCCGCGATGTCGGCAACGATGGTCGTACCTGAGGTCGCGGCGTCTGCCCGGAATTGGCAGTTCAGGGGAACATGTAGCAGCGCGCCGACGGAACCGTAGCTGCCGTTGGTGCGCACCGAGCGCGTCGCGAGTCTGACGACGCCTCGTGGCGCGACGAGCGTTCCCCCCGTCGTTGAGGACAGCGCGTCGAGCTCGGCCTGGATCTGCGCGCAGTTATCGGTTGTCCCGTCGGCGACAGCTTGCGAGTTGACGACGGGCCCTTTGAGCGGCTTGAATTGAGCATCGGTGTAGGCGCCCCCGGCGGCGAACATCGCCTCGAGGTTCGCCGCGCTGATGGGGGGATTGGTGTTGTCGTGCCAGCCAAACGTGCCGATCGTCAAAGCAGCTCCTCACCACCCCGCGCGCTTACCGCTGCTACTAGGTGCCGGTGATCGTGTCGGTGATCTGGACGTTGTCGCCCGGGTTGTTCAGCGTCGCGGTTGACCCGAGCAACGTCTCGAACAGCAGCCGTCCGCCGGTCTGAGACTGGAACACGCCAACCTTCGCTACCACCACGGGGAGCACGTCGGTGCCGTTGGCGGTGAAGGTGTTGGTCAGCGTGTAGGTGTTCGTCCCGGTGGTGTGGCCGTAGACCGCCACCGCGCGGACGAGACCTCCTCCAGAGGTCGCGATCTCGCCGGTGAGCGTTGTGTCCGAGCCCCCTGTCGTTGGCGACCCGGTGTTAGCGGTGAGCGCGACCCACGCGGCCGGCGCCTGCCCTGACGCGATCGAGTACGCAGCCGTGCTCGAGGGCGTCGAGGCGGTCGCTCCGGAGCGCGAGCCAGGGGTTTCCCAGCGCGCAACGGTCACCGCGGTCGCGGTGTTGCCCGTGATGGTTCCCACGACGGCGCCGGCGTAGATGTCCTTGCCGACCCACTGGTTTGACGTCCACGACTTTGTCGTGTCGGTGAGCGTGGTTGCGCTCGAGCCGGTCGCGGTTCCCGCGACACCTGTGAGGTCTGCGAGCGCCTGCGCCCACAGGTCGCGACCCACGGCCTGGATCGCGCCGCCGGCGATCGGCGGCTGACCCTCGGCGTCCGCAGGCCCCTCGCCCTCAGCCGGCGGTGGCTGCTCGCTGGGCTCGCCGTCTGCGGGCTGCTCGGCCGTCTCGACCGGCATGCCAACGCCCATGAAGAAGTCCAAGTCCTCGTGCGTGAACTCGGGGACATCGACTCCGTGAAGCGAGCCTAGGTGGTTGGCGACAAGTGATCGTGCGACGTCGTGGTCGCTGTGCACCCACGCCGGGGCCGCGAGGCTGTGCTGTCGTGTGAACGCGAGGCCGATGTCTTTGACGGCGTCGACGATGCTCGCGCTATGCGGAATCACGAACGTCGTGATCGCCTTGTCAGCCCCGGTCGGCTGCTGCTCGAGCACGAAATGCGTCTCGCTGCCGTCAGCGGGGTTGATCTCCTTGCTGCCGAGCGGGCCGGCAGCGGCCGCTTCCTCCTCGGAGGCGGCCCGCCGCGTCGAGCTCGTCGGCGCGGTGTTTCCGATGCGAACGGTGATGTCACTCATGCGAACGGGTCTCCGTCGTGAAGGGGGCGGCGCGCGCGGCAACCCGGACGCACGGAGATGGCCCGGGCGCCGCGCACAGGAGCGAGATGCCTGCTACTCGGTGGGTGCGACCGTGTTGGACGCGTTGAGCAGCACGCCGAACGGCCAGCGCGAGCTCTCGTTCGGCTGGTCGTAGGTCACGACGTTCGCGACAGCGAATCCGAAGCGCGCGATGATTTGCAGCGCGACCGCGTTCTGCTGGGCGAGGTTGACAATGATGTTTCCGGACGCGTCGGTGAGAACGGCCTCCTGCAGGATGCGGAAGCTGATGTCCTGACGGACGCCGAGCAGCCCCTGCGAGAAATCGCCGGCGATCGCGAGCGGCTCGTTGTCATTCAGCGTGACGCCGGACGCGGTTGCGGTAGCGTTGTTGTTGATGACGACGGTCGTCGCCGTCGCCTGCGTCGCCCCGCTGTTGTAGCCGGTGACGACCGACCCTGACGGGATGCCCGAGCCGGTGACCGCAGCGCCGATAGGCGGCGCGGTGCCAGCGGTGACCGACGTGATGTTCGGCGAGGTGCTGGTGGTGCTGCCGGTGAACGATGCGACGGCGGCGGGCCACAGGCCACGCAGCGGGTACTTGACCGGCTGGCCGTACCACTCGTCGGTCTGGACCTCGGGGAGTTCCTGGCCGGTCGTCATACGGGCGTTGCGGACGGCAAGTCGCATCGCGACCTTCGCCGCGATCGCGTCGATCTCGAAGCCCTCGCTCTCGACCTTGTCGAACAGCAGCGCGATGTCAGCCGCAAGAGACCCGGCTGACTGGGCGGTCGTGCCGGCGATCACGCTGTTGCCGGCCGCCAGCGCCTGCGTGAGGATCGGCGCCGGGAACGACGCCGGCGAGCCGATGCCGAAGAACACGGCGGCGTCGAGCGCTCGCGCAACGGCCTCGGCCATGAGCGGCGTGACCTGCTCCCAAATCGGGTACTCCGAATCGTCGAGCAGCGTCCGCGAGATCGGGATGTTCGCCATGATCTCCTCGGCCTGGAGATACCGGCCTTCCCAGTTCGCGGTCGTCGTCTGCGAGAGCCCGTTGCCGTACGTGCCCGGGGTGATCTCGCCGGTGACGAAATACGCGGTCGGGAGCGCGCTCAGGACCGGGACGCGCTCCTGGTAGCGGCTCATCGGAATGTGGCGGAAGAACTGCAGCGCCGCCGAGCCGTGCGTGACAGCGGTGATGACCTCTGAGGCCTGCTCGAGCGGGACGAGGTTCTGGCCGCCGGCGACGGGCGAGCCGGGCCATGACCCGGTGCCGCGCGTGATGGCGTTCGAATACGACATGCGTTGTCCTCCTTAGAGGGCTGTGATCGGCTCACCGCATGTCGCGGGAGCGGTTTACGGTTGGGGCTGGGCGCCGACGGCCTGGCGGATAAACGCGTTCATCGGCGACTGCACCTTCGGAGCGCCTTCCGGAGCGGCGCCGGGCGTTCCGCCTGTGCCGCCGTCGAAGTGCGCGGGCGCGATCCTCATGCTCGCCGAGCCGATGAGGTGCGGCTTCGCCTCGAGGAGACCCTTTACGGCGACGTCGGCGCCTTGCACGTTGCCGTCGTCGTCGATCGTGAGCTTCGAAGCGTCGAGGAGGCGAAACACGTCCTCCCCGTCGACGGCGCCTTGCTTGGCCGCCTCGGCGACGACTGCGGCGCGTCTCAGGCGGTCGTTCGCGGCCTCGAGTGTCTGGTTGGCGCGCTGCTCTGCGTCTGCGGCCTTCTGCTCGGCCTTCTCGCGGGCGGCACGCTGTTTCTCGGCCTCGGATTGCTGTGATGCCTCGAGCTCGTCGAGCCTCGAGGCCTTCGCTTTGAGTTCGTCAACGTCGCCGAACTGTGCGCGCTGCCGCGCAAGACGGTCCTCAAGGATCTTGTCGAGCTGAGCTTGGGTGAACGTCTTCTCTGCTGCCCCGCTGCCGGCGGGTGCGGCCGTTCTGTCGGCGGATCCGGCGGGTGAATCTCCTGCTGCCGTGGTCTGCGCGCCTTCCGGCGCGGCGGGCTCGTCAGCCATGGTGATGCGGCCTCCGTTCGGAGTGAGTTAGCCAGCCACAGGGGCTGGGGACCCGCGCAACGACGCCACGCGGTCAGGCGCTACCGCCAAGCCATTCCGGCCCGGCTGAAGATGGGGCTACTCGTCGCGCGCGCCCGGCGCCGACGTCACGGTGCCACCCGGGATCGGTGACGTCGAGCCGCCGGGTAGCCCGGAGGCAGCCGCGGCGGCGGCGAGATGCTCGGCAAGCTGCGGGTTCGCTTCGTTGAGGCGGAGCCAGAGCTCGATCTCCTCGGGTGACGCGCCGTACTTCTCCCACGAGACCTGCTGCGGCATGCCGAGGGCGACCATCTGCGTGAGCTCGTTGCTGAGAATCGACCCGGAGTGCGCGGCCGCGCTCGTCCACAACGTCTCGACACCGTCCTGCGCCGCTTCCTCGGCCGCCTCAGCGGCCTCGGCGAGATCTTCGTCGACCTTGTCAACGCTGAGCGCCTGCAGCGCATACGACGTCGCGGTTTCGTGGCTGACGCCGTAGTCGATCTGCTTGCCGTGCAGCTTGCCGACGAACCCGAGCTCCGCAGCACGGATCGCATCCGCGCTGAGGTTCGCCATCTTGCCGACGAGCATGTAGGCCGGCGTCTGGGTGACCATCGACAGGTGGTGAATGAACATGTCGATCGCGTTGATGTACGGCGTGAGATCGATCTGCTCGAGCTGGCCGACCTTCACGTTTGCCCCCGGGAACATCCACACCCGCTGCCGGGAGGCCTTCAGCTGCGCCTGCTCCTCGGTGATCGGGTTCCCCGTCACCGGATCCTTCGGCACCTCAACGCCGGTCACATAGCGCTGCTGGAAAGCCTGAAACTCGGAGGCGACGAGCATGTCGCGGATCGTCTTGTTCAGGCCGTCATTGAGGGGGATCATGTCCTCGAGGTCCGAGAGGCCGCCGAGGAGAATGTCCGGCTCGTTCTCGACCGGCACGATCGGCACGAACCCCAAAGGGTTCTCAACCTCGTCGACGAGCATCCACGACGCCGGCTGAAAGACGCGGTCGGGCTGGTTAGGGAAGTAGGTGGTGGGCTTCGAGGCAGCCCGGTACTTCAACACCTGCTGCGGCGTGTAGTAGTTCAGCCGCAGGAAACCGTCGTCGCCGACCCACTTCTTGATCGCGTCGAGCACGCACCACCGGTCGTTCGCGGCGCGGGAGGCGATCATCTGCATCGGCGACTCGACCGTTACCACCGGCATCCCATCCGGCCTCGTCGCGACCGGATCGACGAGCGTGAACGACGTGCCGAACTTCATCGCGTCGCGGTGCGCGATCCGCGACCCCGCGGTGAGCTTGTTCGACTTCCACACCCGCCACGCAAGCTTGTCCACGTCGCTGGTGTCGCCGGTGGAGCCGACACGGAAGCCCTGAACGCGCAGACGGTTGTTGGTGGCGGAGATGATCAGCCGCATCCAGTTGTCGGAGAAACCAGAGAGCTGGCGGCCGAACCACTGCATGAACGCGACGGACGAGAACGCCGCTGAAGGGTGGCGGCCGTGGTAGTACGCCTCGAGGACCTCGTAGCGCATCTGGTTCATCTGCAGCGCCCGCTCGAGAAAGCCGACGCGCGCGGCATTCGGGTCCTGCGTCGTCGGCGCCGGCAGGATCAGCCCGGTGTTGTCGGCCTGCTTCGCCGCGTTGCGGCTCGAAACGCCGGGCGGCATGATCACAGCCAACACGCACCTCGCAAGATCGGGGCGCGCGGCGCCCGGCTTAGAACCCGAACCACTCCGACGGCGCCTGCGGCACGATGCTCATGTCGGCGATCGCGGTGGAGTGCGCCATCGACGCGGCCGTGAGACAGTCGATCGGCCGACGTGCGCCGCGCGGCGGCCGGATCAGTCGGAACGCTTCGCCGACCGGCTTCTCCACAGCGTTGAGAACATGCTGACGGAGAATCTCGTGGCCGCTGTGCGCGAGCTCGCGCCGGCGGATCGCCTCCCGAAACCGGCCGTCAGCGAGCGCCATCGGCGTATCGGACTGTGCGTGCTGCACCATCGTCAGACCGAGGTCGCGCTCGATCTGCTGCGCCAAAGCCTGCGCGCCGGCGTTCGGGTCGAAGACCACCGCTGCGATCTGAAAGTGCGCGGAGAAACCGACGATGGCAGCGAGGATCTCGCGGTCGTCGAGCATCGTGCCGTCGCCCGGCGGCTCAAGTACCACCGGGTCGCCGATCACGCGGCGGTCGGCGCGCTCAACCCAGACGGGTACGAGCGCGGTCGTGTCTGGGCCCTTGAACGCGTTGTCCCAGCCAAGGTAGACGGGCGAGCCGACTGGGATCTTGAGCCCCGGCTCCGCGAGCGCGTCCCAGTCCCTGGGGTCGATCGCGGTGTCCTCGCCGCGGACCCACACGCCGCACGCGAACCGCGCCCACTGCCAACCCGTCATTGTCGGCGAGTCGTGCCTCGCCTGCAGACGCTCGAGCGTCTGCCACGACGCCGGATTCGCCGTCTTGACCAGCGCGATGTCGTCGCGGTCCTGATCAGCGTCGAGCGCCCACTCGTGCAGCACGAACTCGCCGTTCGGCGACCGGTGGCGCCGGTAGGCGCCGTCACGAGAAGCGTCCTCGAGTTGGTGCGCCTTTGTGCGCATCTGGCCGAGCGGCGACAGCTCGTCATCGCCGGCGGTGGAGATCGTGATCAGCTGGCCGTCGCGCGCACCAAGACCGTCGCGGAACACGCCGTAAAGGTCGGCCTTGCGATGCCGGTGCATCTCGTCGACGATCGCCAGCGTCGGAATCACGCCGTCGGCGGTGTCGGCGTCGGCCGCGAGGACACGCAGGACGCCCTCGTCGTGGGTGGCGCGAATTTCGCGGTAGCCCTTCTTCGTGTCGAACGCGCCGCGCAGCGTCGGGGAGCGGCGAACGAACCCGGCGGCCTGGTTGTGCACGATCGTCGCCTGGTCGCGCGAGTGAGCGCCGACGAAGCACGTCGCGTCGGTGACCACCAGCAAGTGGAAGAGCGCGAGCGCCGCGATCATCGACGTCTTGCCGTTCTTCTTGCTGATGAGGATCAGCGTCTCGGTACAGCCGTCGAAGTAGTCCTCGAGCATCGACCGCTGAAACCGCTCGAGCACCATTCGGGATCCGTCCTCGAGCACGAGCTCGCCGCAGAATCGGGCGAACACCTCGAGGTCGACGTCGACGGCGCTAGCTTGCGGCACGTCGCACGGCGAGCTCGTCAACGACCGACACCGGGTCACCGCGGCGCGCGGCCACCTCGTCGTTGCGCGGCCGGCGCGCTGGTGCCGGCGCCTTGGGCCCCTGGCGGCCGACGAGGCCGAGCTGGCGAGCGTAGGTGAGGGCGCGCCGCGACTCGCGGTCAGCGTCGCCGCGCAGGTGGCTTGCGGCAGTCACCGTGTCGGCGGCGTCTGCGAGGTCGCGTAGCTGCGCAGCGGTTCGCAACGCTGCGACGTACTCGTCGAGGACCGGCCGAACGGCCGGCGTCCATGCGGCGGCCTTCTCTATCTCGGCGAGGGCGGCCCTCCACACGGTGAGCCACGGCTCGTGCAGCCCTCCGGGGGGCTGTTTGAAGTTCGATGGCCACGCCATGGCCGTCCTCCCGCGCACGCGCGCCTGCGCGCGGGATTCGAAGGCCGGATGGTGGCCGTCCCTGGTCGCGCGACGCGACTTTTTTTCCCGGTTTGCCGACGCGCGGCACGGAGCAGCCGATCGCGAAGGGGTACCCGCCCCCCACATTGCTTGGCGGGGGTGCCGGTGGTCTTGCGGGGTGTGTCGGCGCCGCGAGGGCGCCGCAAACATTCCGGCCCGGGCTCGCTCGCTCCCAGGTGAAAGCAAAGACTCAGCGCTGGGGCGAGTCTACGTTCCTGGCCAGTGCCGGGCTTGCATGCCCGTGATGTTCAGGGCGAGCCAGCCAACGCCATCGTTGGGATTCGCCGCTTGCCACCACTCGTGCTGGAAAGCGGGCAGACCGTTGAATCTGAGTCCGCAGTGTTGCTCGATGTTGTCGTTGCGAACGTACAGGGTCAACCATCGTCCGACGCCTGGCTCACCCCATTCGATGAGGTTGCCAGTCGCGAGCGGCAGTGGTGGCCGCGGGTTCCACAGGATGCCGCCAGCGCGGAGTGCGAACGACGCGCCGGCAGAGCAGTCGATGCCGGCGCCGTGCTCGCCGATGCCTTGGGCGTAGTCGAGCGACGGCTTCCACTGGCTGTTGTGGCCGCCGCTGAACACGTACGGCAGGCCAGCAAGACGGTCGCACTCGCGGTAGACCGCCTCGACCCGCTGTTGAAGCGTTGCGGTCACAGGGGCGGTCGGCCGGGCGTGAACTGCGCCTGGCACACTGGGCAGGTCACCAGCGCTGGGTCGTCGGGGTCTTCGCCTTCGACCTGAGCGGGGTAGATCGCTGCGGGTCGCGCTGGCGGCGCGACGTGCACGTAGGGGTTGATCCGCTGATCGTCGTCTGTGACGGCGGATGGCAGCGGGTCGTCGGCACCGCGCGACTTCTGTGTGTCAGGGCCGTGCGCCTGGTCGAGCACTGGGGTTTGCTGTGGCGCGTCGATGGGCGCGGGCGCTGCTGGTACGAGCTCGCGCGGCTCGGTCGGCGACGGCTGAACGGCAGGCTCTGTGGCGACTGGCTTTTCGGGCGCGCCTGGTGTGCTGAGCGTCGGGCCGACTGGCGGCGTTTCGGGCGTCGGATGGGTTGGGTCGTTGGCGCTCACGATGCTCCCTTCGGATACCCGAGCGTCCCGCTCGGCCAGGTTGACGCCGGCGCGGTCGGGAGCGGCTGCGCCGCGACCTTGCCGGGCTTGCTCTTGAACTTGCCGTCGCCGGTGCGCTTCTGCGGCACGATGCTCGGCGGCTTCGGCGCTGGGACGGGTTTCATCGTTTTCCCAGCTTCGTGGCGAGCAGTCCCGTGAGCCGCGCCGCTGCGCGGTCGAAGTTGAGGCGATGGTCGGGCTGCTGGATTGGCGTTGCGGCGATCACCTTGTTCTCGGCGTTGATGACCTGTAGCTCGTCGAGCGGTCGGCGGCGGCAGGCATCCTCATCGTCGCGGCGCGGTTTGATCGCAACCGGGTCGCCGGTCGCGATGCCGATCGTGCAGCCGTGCGCAGCGGCGGTGCAGCAGAGCTGTTCGTAGGCGAGCGACTGGTCGCGATGCAAGGCCTATCTCCCTGAGGCTGATTTGACGGCGTGACAGCGGCGGCCAAGCGGCCGCAGGTACTTGAGCGCGTCGGGATTCGCGATGCCGGCGGCGACGAGCTCGCGGCGCGGCGGCTCGTGGTCCGCGACGACAGCCGGCTCGACGCCGCATTCGACGCACGGCGGTTTCGCGGCGAGGAGGATGCGGCGGTTTCGTTCGAATTCGGCGGTGTAGCCGCGCTGACGGAAGTTCGGGCGAGTGTCTGGCGTGCGGTCGGTCGCGCCGTGGCGGGCGCAGCGTTTTGTGCGACTGGGTTTGCCGCAGTCGATGCAGGCGTAGAGCGTCAGCTCGCCTTTCCGCGGATCGCAGCGTTCATTCCGCCGTCGCCGCCGGCGAGCGCTTTGAGATCCTGCGGCGGGGTCATGCTCGCGGATCGGTAGAGGCCGACGAGCTTTCGCGCCGCGGCGCGCTTCGCGTCGGCTGGCGCGTCAACGCCGCCGCGGCCGCCGGCGAGCGCAGCGGCGGCGGCCGCCATGCCGTGGACGTTGAGCGCGCCGTTGGGCTCGTAGACGGGGAGTTTGCAGTCGGCTTTCGTCCAGTCTGCTGGCGCCCCGGTGTTGAGGTTGATGAGGCACGCGGCAGCGTAGGCCCGCGGTGTCTTGTAGTCGCTGGCGTCGAATTGACCCCAGGGCTTCGTGGAGATCGCCATCAGTTGCTCCCGTCGTCGAGATGTAGGTCGCGGCGAAGCGCGCGATGGTGGTTGACGAGCTCCTGGTGGTGGGCGTCGAGCTTTCTGTACGCGGTCGAACGCGCGTTTGCCGAGCCAGGTGCCGAAGGCGAAGCCGAGCGCGCCGCAGACGACCCAGGCGCCGACGTTGGTGCCGACGCCGGCGCCGAAGAGCCAGGTGAGCAGTCCGCCGTGGTCGTCGAGCGGTGCGAAGTAGAAGAGCATCAGTAGAGGCCGAGGATCGCGGTGCACGACCATTCGCGACCGTCGCCGTCGTGGCGGTAGAGCCACCATGCGCCCCAGGCGCTCCACAGTGCGCTCCAGACGGAGTGGCGGCTGATCCATGCCGGTAGGTGTTGCCAGGTGGTCCGCTCGAATTGGAAGAGGCCCATCGACGATGTGCCGGCGTTCCAGACTGCGCGGCGCTGCGCGCTCGTTGTGGCTTCGAGGCCGGGCGAGTAGGCGATCGCGCTCCAGGTGCTTTCGCAGCCGGGGATCTCGAGCAGCCAGGTGCGCTCTTCGCCGCTAACTCGCGTTTTGTCGATGACGTGCTGGACGCAGGCTTTGGTGTTGCCGGCGCGGCATTGCGCGAGCGTGCTGGGGGCGGCGATCGCGGGCGAGGCGGTTAGTGCGGCTGCGCAGGCTGCCGCGAGCAGGAGACGTCGGATGTCAACGGGACCTCCTCGTCGTTTCAGCGGGCCTGGCCGGCGCGCCCGGACACACCCGCTGACGGGCGTCTTCGCGATCAGCCGACGCTAGGCGGCGATGCGGCTCGGTTGCGGCTGGTAGGGCTGGCGTTTCAACGGCAGGACGCCGCGTGCGACGCGGTCGGCGCGTTCTGCGGTGCACCGTTCGCAGGCGCAGGTGTAGGACCCGTCGCAGAAAGCCTCGGGTAGTTCGGGTCCGATCGTGGCGACGTGAAGGCGCATCTCTGCGCAGTCTCGCGGGGCGCTCATAGAAGAGAAAAGCCCGGCTCGTTTTAGGGGTCGCGAACGATTACGCTCGCACCTGGCGCTCCGCTTCACCTTGCGGGGCCCTGAGCACTCGGGCTGCCGGTCAAGATAGCACGCGCTCGGACAGCTTCCTAACGAGCGTGTCGAGAGCGCGTTCGATGCGGCCGATTTCGCGGCTGATCTGCCGGTGCGCGACGAGACCGACGCCGTGATCGACGGCGCGAAGATTCGCGAGCTCGACGCGGAGCGTGGCGACGGTCTGATTGATGCTGTCGGCGCCGCTTGTTCGATCGCGTTCGCGGGCGATGCGACTGTAGGCCTCCTGGACGCCGGCGGGGATCGCTTCGCCTGCGTCGAGGCTGCCGAGCATCGCGCGGTGGGGGTCGTTGGTGTAGTCGCCGCGGCTGATGTTGCGTGCGAGCAGCCGCGCGGATTCGACGACGTCGAGCGCGACGACCCACACGAGCCGGTGAGCGTGCCGGCGGTCGAAGACGAGGAGTTCGGCGTCGCAGCTCGTCGCTTGGCAGGCGAGCGTCGCCGCACTGGCTGTCGGCGACTGAGCTGGCCTTGAGATGAGCTTCGCGACCTGTTCCGGCGGACGCTCCACCGTGGGCTTGGCGGCGAACCAGCCGCGTTCGTGGGTGTGAACCCAGGCGGTCTTGAAGTCGACGGTGGTGCGGAATCCTTCGGCGCGCGCGCCTTTGTGGTCGATGTCGCCGAGCTGCTCGAGCCGCAGGCCGGTGACGGCGGCTTCGGCGACGGTGACCCTGGGGCGCTGTCGGCCGGATTCGGCGGCGGCGAGCTCTTCGGCGGTCATTTCGGATCTGGCGGCGGGGCGTTCGATGGGGACGATCGCGCCGACGCGGACGGCGGTGTAGCGCAGCTGCTGCTCGAACGGCAGGTCGAGGGTGAGTTCCACGGTGGTGCCGTTGAGGGTGATCTTTGCGCGCGCGGTCTGTCGGGCCTGGGTTTTGCGGCCTTCGAGGATCTGGCGGCATTGTTCGGCGGTGAAGATCACGCGGAGCCGCCTGAGCCATCTGAAGCCAGCCAGTCGTCGTCTAGTGGCTCCCGCGTTTCGGCCCGCCGTTCTTTACTACGAGACACTTCATCAGTTGTGGGAGCCACCCCGCGCGGTCTTAGGGCTAGTTGTTGTCGTGTCCCCCCGTTAAGTGGCTCTGGCTCACTGCTGTCGTGTGGCTCTCGCCAGTACCTCGTTTTGGTGCGCTTCCGCGTGGCGCTCTGGCCGCTTCCGCTGCCGGCGTCGTACTGGACCACGGCGCGCTCCCAGCCGAGGTCGATGAGCGCCAGGCGCAGTTCGACGGTCGAGATCTGTTGGACGAGCATCGTCTTGACCCAGCGTGCGAAGTGGTCGATGTTGATGTGCAGGCGGTGGGTGCGTGGGTCGATGAACGGTGAGCGGCGTCGTGCGGCTCCTTCGCGGTCGCGGGTGGCGTTGCTGTCGGCGTATTGGGCGATCCAGTCTTCGACGCTTGAGGCGAGTTTTTCGTCGGGGTCTTCTTCGATTTCGGTGGCGTGTCCGAGGAGGCCGACGATCATGTCCATCCATTCGGGTTGTTTGATGGCGAGGACGCCGCAGTGACGTTCGACGGCGATGAGTTTCGTCATTTGGACGCGGCTGAAGAGGACTTCGCTGTTGCGGACGGTGAGCGGCGGGGCGTCTTCGAATTCGAGGGTGAAGCGGGCGCTGTCGACGGTGCGGCCGTGCTGGATGATCCGGGTGAGGGGTGGCATGGTGGTGCGTTCGTTGAACGCGGCGAGCATGACGGGGTGCAGGTCGGTGACGCTCATGCGGTGGTGCGGTCGTGAAGGGTTCGCATGTGCGCGTCGCCGCGAAGTTGCATTTCGCGGATCAGGTCGCGCGCGATCGCGGGGTCGAAGTTGACCGGCGGGTGGTGCCAGGTGCCGCGGATGCGCTGGTCGCGGTGTTGCTCGAGCAGCTGCAGGTAGTCGGGCTCGCTGGCGAGCAGGATGGCTTGGACGGTGAGCTGCTGGGGGTTGCCAGCTTGGAGTTTGATGACGGCTTGGCCGGCGGTGCGTTGGGTGGCGCGGCTGATGTGGATGGGGCCGTCGGGGCCTTGTTGGACGATGAGGATGACGTCGCGGTTCACGCTGCCTCTTCGTCTTCTGGCTCGTCGTCGACTGAGCGGAAGCTCTCGCGCGCAAAGTCGCGCGAGAGGTCAAGACCGCACTGCAGGATCCCGACGAGCTCCCATGACTGGAGCGTCTCGGTGCTACGGACGACGAGCGTGAGGTTGCCGTCGTCGTCGAGGCATTTGACGAGCGCGGTTGCGTCTAGCGGCGTGTAGCTCGCCGGGACGTTTTCGATCTCGAGTCCAAAGATGTCCGTCATCTAGGGCTCTCCTCGATGCTGGTGAGGATCGCAAGAGCCTGCTCGACCGAGGTCACGACGAAAGCCGCGGCGCCGGCGGCCGCGGCGCGGGCGAGCTCGTGTTGTTGGATGCGGGTGGGCTGGCGGCCGGGTTGTTTGACTTCGAGCGCGATCGCGCGGCCTTTGTAGGCGCCGACGATGTCGGGGATGCCGCGGCGTGTGAACCCTGATCCGTGGGTTTTGAAGGCCCATCCGCCGCGTTGGTGGATGACGCGCAGGATTCGCTCTGTGAGGCCTGATTCGAGCATGAGTCTAAACCTCGACCTGAGACTTGGTTGAGGGTTGGTTGAGGGTTGCGGCTCGTTGCGTGTGGTGGGGTCGGTGGACCGCGAGGATCTCCGCGCACGGGACGTGCCAGCCGTCGACGAGCGCGAACGCGCCGGTCACGGACACGTACTCGACGCGCCCCTCGATGCGGCCCACCAGGCACCGGTCGGTGAGGATGAGTACGACAGGTCGGCGCGTCGCCCAGTGGCCGCGGAGGTCCCACGCGATCCGTTGTTCGAACCGCTCGAGCTGGCTCGGCCGCGCGGTCACGCGGCCTGCAGCAGCTGCACTTTCGCGGGCACGAGCAGGCCGAAGTACCGTTCGAGGTCCATCTCGGTGTGGTGCTCCGCGTCGGCGCCGGTGACTGAGTTGTACGCGTCCAATGGCACCCAGATGTAGCTCTCGTCGTTCAGCCGTTCGTAGAAGCGGTCGGTGGCGTAGAGCGGCAGCGACCATGAGATCTCGCGGCTCTCGCCGGCGCGGGGAACACCGGTGTCGAGGATGAAGTGGCCGCCGAGGTCGGGTGAGCCAGGCACGTAGTCCCATGGCTCGTTCGCGTTGAACTGGTCTTCCCCGGCGACGTCGAAGAGCGCAACGAAGTCGGCGTCCAGCTCCAGCAAGCCCAGGGGTGAGCTGCATGATCTGCCCGACTTCTTTTTCGACCGAACCGTCGTCGAAGGGGACGCCGTTCTGCTGGAAGTAGAGGAGACCGGCCTGCGGGTCGGTGCCGACATCGTTCGCGCCGGTCTGCGGGTCGTAGCCTTGGCCGCCGTTCTCCTGCGCGCTGATGAGGCTGTACTGGCCGATCACCGTTTTGCCGGTGAGCGGCGGGAGCGTGCCTTTGGCGTTGTGCACGGATTCCATCGCGGCGTGGTAGAGGCCGGCTTCGAAGCAGTCGCCGGCGCCTTCGAAGCCGGGGGCGACGGTGGGGTCGGGGCCGTTGCCGAGCATGAGCCAGTCTTTGAAGTCGCCGCCATGGCCGAAGATCGCGGGTGCGGCGGGGAGGCCTGCGGTGGCCATGGCGGCTTGGATGGCGGGGCGGATGTCGCGGTAGAGGAGGATGCCGGTTTGGCGGGCTCGGGCGGGTGGTTTGCCGAGCGGTAGCCGGGCTTGGTGGCGTTCGCTCCAGATCGAGGCAACGGTCACGGCGGGTGTCCTTTCAGACTGCAGGGTTGATGGTTAGGCGGCGGTCCACATGCCGTCAGCGGTGCGACGGCAGTGGCCCTCTCGCTCGAGCCTGTGGCAGGCGTCCTTGATGTCCTCGGTGCCGGCGTCGAGGCGTTGGGCGAGCAGCTCGCTCGTGAACAAACCGTCCTCGAGCGTCGCGAGCAGACGTCGCTCGAGGTAGGCGGCTTCGAGTTCGCCGGGGTCGGGCTGGTGCACGCCGTTCGGCGACTCTGGTGCTTCGACGCCTGGGGGGGGGTCTGGTTCTTCGTGCTGCTGGACGGTCCAGCCGCTGGTGGTGAGCGTCGCACCGAGCTGCTCGAGGACCTGGCGCACGACGTTCTTGACGTTGACGGAGGGGACGCGCCCGATCGCGCCGCAGATCTGGTGGACGGTCCTGGGCTGGTCCGCGATCGCGTCCCGGACCGGGTCGAGCGCATCCTCGAGCGTGAGCTTCGGCTGGCGTGGATGCTTGTCCTTGCCGTGCGCCTTGCGCGCATTCGCCGGCGTAACCGGCGTGCGCGACGGTGCGGGAGGAGCGGGAGCGGGGTTCTGGGTTGCGTCGGCGATCGCCGCGCGCGCTCGGCGGAGACGTTCGAGCTCCTGTTCGCCGTCGCGGATGGCGGTGTCGATGGTGGCTGTGATGTCAGCGAGTGTTGGCACTGGGTCAGCTCTCTTCGGGGTCGTTGTCGATGCAGGCGGAGCAGAGGCCGGTTCCGACCCAGAAGCAGCCGCCTTCGCAGGCTTGGTCGTCGGTGCAGCCGCAGACACGGCAACGGGCGCCGGGCGCTGGTTTGTGAAGCTCCTGGGTGAGCTCCTCGTTCATCGTTGTGTCTCCTCTGGTGGGGGTTGGTGGGTGGGCTGCGGGGAAGTCGTGCCATTCATGGCCGTCGAGCAGTGCTTCGCCGCCCGGCCGGGTGCCTCCCCACTGCTTGAAGAAGAAAGCGACGGTGCCGGCGGATCGCTCGTTGTCGATGCCCCAGCAGTCCTGCTGTAGGTCGCGGACCCAGTCGGCGCGCATCGGTCGCGCCTTTGGGCCTGACTCGCCCCCGACGATCAGCCAGTCGATGCCGCGGAGGTCGAGCCCTGCCCCGGTGTAGCCGTCGCTCCAGCCGCGCTCTTCAACGCCGTCCTCGGCGAACCAGCCTTCATCGGGCACCAGTGGTCCGAGTAGCGGTTCGGCACTGATGAACCTGATAGTCGCGGGGATGGCGCGCAGCACGTCGGCGCGGTGGACGAAGCGGCGGTTCTCGATCGACACGCCGAGCCACACGTTGCGCCAGCCGTCGCCCCAGTCGGCGGGTAGGTAGTCGGCGATACGCTCGGGGCGCTTGGTGAGGATCTGGTAGGTGTGCTGCGGCGTCTGGCGGACGATGTCCCACGCTTGGTCTCGCCAGGGGTCGGCGGTCTCGTGGAACCAGTCGGACCACGAGCAGGTGAAAACCATGCGCGCTGCTGCCCAGTGCAGCGGTGCGTTGAACGTCGCCGGCGACGCCTGTACAACGATCGACGGGTCGCGGCCGTAGCGGCGCTGGTCGCGGAACATGTAGCAGTGCGCGCATCCGGGGCTGACCTTGTCGCAGCCGCGCCACGGGTTCCACGTCGCGTCGGTCCACTCGATCGCCGAGCGGTCACCCATCGCGACGGTCCTCTACGCCCGAGATGCGCGATCTCTTCGCCCGAGTTTCGCCCGAACGCTCCGGGCGGTTTCGCAAACGGGTGCATTCGCCTGCACCCCGTTGCGCCCTGAAAGGCCTGCTTGTGCCGCGGTTTGCACTTGGGTGCGCCGCGGTCTGGTTAGTGGGCACGGCTGGTTCAAACGCGCTGCCAGCCGGGGCTGACCGGCTTGCGCTTCGCCCTAGTTTCGCCCGAACGCTGCGGCGGTTGCTCTTGACCGTGATCGCCGCGCAGCCTAACGTGCGCACATGGCGCAGGAAGTCGAGTTCGGCAAGGGCGGGTCGGGGAAGATCCGCAGCTTCGCCGTCGGGCTCGGCCTGTCGATTCTCACACTCGGCGTCTACAGCCTGTGCTGGTACTACTTCGTCAACGACGAGCTCAAGGACATCGGGATCGCGCAGGACGACCAGCACCTCGCGCAGTCGAGTCCGGCGATGTCCGTTACCGCCCTGATCTTCGGCGGCATCCTGTTCCTGCCGCCGCTGCTGTCGGTGTACAACTACGGCCGCCGGATCAAGCGCGCGCAGCGACTCGTTGGCATTGATCGCGCACGGCAGATCAGCCCTACGATCGCGTTTCTGCTGCTGTTCCCAGGAGGGGTGCTGGTCATCCCGTACCTCTTTCACTTCTGGTACGTGACGAAGCACCAGAACATCGCTTTGCGCGCCGCCGGTGGCCTGCCGCCGTCCGGCGACATCGTGCCTGCTTAGCAGCATCACGAGGCGTCCTCGACCGGCGACGACTCGTACCGCTGGCAGCGGAGGTCGTAGGTGCCGTCAGTCTGCCGCTCGAGCTTCACCAGGACCGGGAGCGACCATTCGTCGTCGGCGAGCATCTGGTCGACGAGCTGCCGGGAAAACCGGACGTAGGCGATCGCCGCTTCGCTGGGGAGTGGGCGCGCGTCGTCGACGATCTCGAAGCGCGTGATGCCGCGGTCGAACTGGTCGACCAGGATTCGCTGCACAGCCTCCGCCGGCGCGGCGGTGAGCAGCTCAGCGCTGAGCGCGAAGACGTCGCTCATGACGCTGCCTCCTGGCCGCCGACGACGCGCAGCGGTTTGATCTCTTGGTCCCAGGCGGCGAGCATGCGCTGTCTGGCGCCTTCCTCGCGCGGGTGGCCGTAGATAAGTTGGACGAGGCGGCCGCCGTCCATGTGGCCGAGCTGGACGGCGATGTCCCACGGTGTGACGCCGCGCTCGAGGAGCATGGTGGCGGCGCAATGGCGTAGCTCGTAGTGGTCGAGACCTGGGCGGCCGGCGAGGTTGCGTAGCTGCTTCCAGTGGTAGTGGTGGCTCGTCCTCGTCCACATCTGCTCGCGGTGGTTGACGAACAGCAGGCCGCTGCGGGTCAACGGAACGTCGTCGAGCGCGGCGCGCGCCGCCGGCGGGACGGTGACGACGCGCATGCGGCCGTTCTTCGTCGGACCCACCGTCCGGGTCTTTGAGTCAAGCGCCCGCTCGATCGTGCACAGCTCGCCGCGGATGTCCGCGCGCTGCAGTGCGAAGAGCTCGCCGGGTCTGAGGCCGACGTAGCCGGCGAACAACACCATGGCGCGGAACTGGGGTGCGAGATCCCCGAGCTCCATTTTCGCGTCCAGAGCGCAGTCGGCGAGCGCGACGAGCTGCGGCTCGGTCAAAGCGACGATGTCGGCGCGGCCGCGCGACGTTGGCATGCGGAGGTTGGTGAACGGGTTGTGGTCGACGAGGCCGTCGCGCAAGGCGTCGGAGAACATGGCTCTGACGGCGGCGTGCGCGGCCTGGTTTTTCAACGCCCACGCGCGGGCGGTGGGGCGGTCGACGGCTGTGAGTTTCAGGTGGCCGAGATCACGGATGAACGGCTTGAGCCGGTCGCGGTTCGCGATCGCCGTCGACGCCCGGGGCCTCGGGTAGTCGACGGGCCAACGTTCAGCGAACTGCCGGCACGTCTCCGAGCCCGTCGGATGGAAGCGCGTCTTCCAGTCGGCCTCGGCCCTGACCGCTTCGCGTTTCGTCGTGTAGGTGCCAAGGTGCTTCTTGCTTTTCGTCGCCGGGTCGTAGCCGCTGGCTATGTACCCGCGCCCGTGTTTATGTCTATACGCCATGGCGGTGCTCCTTCAGCCAGGTCTCAACCTCGTCCGGGTCGAAACGTAGCGACGCGCAGTACCGTCGTGCGGGCATGCCCTCCGCGATCCGGTACCGCCACCACCGCGTCGAGCCCCCAAACTGCTCCTGGAGCTCCTTCAGCGGCACGAGTCGCCGTGCGGCCGGCGCCGTGCCGGTCCGCTCGAGCGGGAACGCGATCACCTGAGCCTGCTGGCTCACTCCGCGTCCTCTCGGCTTATGAAAGGCCCCCATAGCGAACGCTCAGCAGACGACAGCGACACCGATCGGGTGGGAGGCTTAGAAGGCCCCCCTGCCGCCGCCGTCTGCTCAACGCTCTGCTCAAGATCCGAACCCTCGAATCGGCGGCTCACTTTTCGACCTCCACGGCGGGATCGACAGCGAGCATGTCTTGTGCCCACCCGATCTCGGAAAAGCCCAACGGGGTGTCGTCCGCGAGTTCGGGACAGCACTCACGGCATCGCATCGCAGGATCGTCTTGGCACCACTCGCACAGGAGCGGAGAACCATCGTCACGGTGACGGCCGGTCATTTGAGCCATCCCGCGTGCTGCAAACGGGTGAGCGCTTGGTCGCGGTCCATAATCGGCACTTCCTCCTCGTAGGAGAGCCGCACATCTGAGGCGATGCTGCGAGCGTCGAGAACGTGGTTGGCGATCATCCAGTCGACGGCAGCGCACAGCACTTCACAGCCGAGTTGCTTGTGGATTGCCGCGACCTCATCGCGCGATACCAGGCCCGGCCAAACCTCGTTCTGGCGGCGCTCAGTCGGCATCGGAAAAATCCTTCCGTTCAGGCCCGTTAGCCGCACTATTTTGCGGTCCCGCAGCCGTATTGGACGGCGCATTGCGGTAGCTCGCGATGAGATCGAACACGGCGCCGTCCTGGCTCACGACGACGCCCTGATCCCGCAAGAGCGCGGCCAATTCGACCGGCAGCCCACAGGTAGGACAAGCCTCGGATCGGCGGCTCACGACTTTGGCTCCTGTTCAAGCGCCTCGCGAGCGCGGTCGACGATCTGCGTCAACGTCACACGCTGCCGCTCCTTGCATCCGAACTCGTCAGCCGGGTCATCCATCGAAACGAGCCATTCGGCCAGTTCCCTCAGTGTGTTCGCGGGTCGCGCCCCGCTTTGGCGGCTACTCATTTGGGCCTCCCGGCGTACCACAGCACGCGCCTGAAGCCGCCTTTCCAGATACGGCGTCGGACCTCCATGGGGATGCCCAAGCGGTCGCAATCGCGATGAAAACGACGGCGCCTCAACGCCTCGATCCACACCACGCTTCGGCGGCCGGTCATGCGGCCATCGCAATCGAGGGCATCGGGACTGGGCACACGTCGGCCTTGATGTAGAGCGGGTGCCGTGGATGGCCGTCTTTGGTGAACGCAAGGGCGTGCATCGCCCCGAGCTTCATGCGCACCCGCTCGGGCCGGTCCTCCCAGGTGAAAGGCATCTTGATCGAGCCCCACGCCGCGACGACAAGCCCAGCGCGGTCGGCCATGTGACGCAGAGCCTCGTCGTTGCGATTGACGCGCCAGCTCGCGCGCCACTCGTCGGTCCATTCGCCGACGGGAGAGACGAGCTGGTTCTTGCGCACGTCCGGCAGCGCCTTTGGGTTAGTCGCGCGGTAGGCGAACAGGTTGCCCATCAGCAGCCCGCCGTATCCCCAGTCGCGAGCGAAGCGGATGCACCGCCGGATCGTCGGATCGTCCCGCTCGGCGTCGGCCGTCGAGGGGTTGAAGCCGATGAACAGGACCGGCCGCACGTCCGGGTTCCAGACGCGCGCCAGCTCGTAGCGGTACACGCCGTCGTCGCTGAGAACGGCGCTCTTGCGCACCTCATCGGGCGCCACGCTTAGGCGGCGGTTCTCAGACATCTGCCGCCCTCGCGATCTCGTCAGCGCGTTCGCGCAGCGTGTCCAGCGCCAACCACGCCGCGCGAACCTCACAACAGCCCGTCTGCTCGCTACCGCTCAGCGTGCGGCCAAGCTCATGTCCGACAGGTAGGTACTTGCAATCGCATCGTGCGTGGGGCCACTCATCAGGATTACCAGCACCGGGCAGGTAGCAGCACAGCGACGATCCGATCTCAGCTAGCGCCCGCATCTGCTCAATGCGGGTGAGGCTTACGTTCTGGCGGCTCATCGGCCGAGCGCTCGTTTCGCCGCGTCGCGAGACGCAATCAGCTCGGCCGAAAGGTCGTCGTCCTCGCCCAGGTCGAGAGCGTCGGCGAGCGCCGCCTGATGGCGCATAAGCCGCGCGATCGCGCCTCGCAGCATGCGTCGCTCGGACTCCCAGGCAGGTTCCGCGATCGCGGATTCGGCGATGGATGTAGGCTCCTCGCGCCACGTGCAGACCGGGCAATAGCGGTGCGTCTCGTGCCAGCCCGGCTCCGGACAATCCTCAGGCGCAATCTCGGGTCGCTTGCCCATAGCGCTCGCTCCTTTCCTCGAATCCTTCATCGCGTCTCCCATCGCGGCCTGATCGGCTCAAGCGGACAGCCCTCATCACAGGTCACTCCCTCGCAGACTGGGCAACACCACCAGTCGTCCGGGTCCACGTCGTCGCGTTCAAGACTCTTGGCCACCTCGTAGAGCCCATTGGCCATATCCTCGTCGTGGTCGAAAATCAGCGGCGCTGCGTAACGAAGTGTCGCTGCGGTCGCCGCGATTCGCGCGCGATCCTCGGCGGTCAGTTCAGGCACGGTGGTCCCTCTCGGTCGGTTCCAAGCAGCATGGCGTGACTTACGCTCTGGCGGCTCATCAGGCGTCGGCGTCCGCGAGTCGGCGACGTGCTTCGGAGAGCCGGTCGCGAGCGCGGTCGAGCTTCGCGACGCGGCGTTGGCGGAGGCGGTCGAGTTCGTCCTGGACGTTCTCGACGGCGGTCTGCCGGACGGCGACCATCCGCTCGAGCCGGCTGACCTCGCGCTGCCAGAATCGCTGAACGGACGGCGAGACCTTGGTCATGCCGGCACCTCCTCGCCGACCGCGACCATCTGCTCGAGCAGCTGGATGGCCGAATCCTTGATCGGCAGTCCAGCCTCAGCGAATTTGTCTTCGATGATCGGTTGTAGCTTGGTCTTGACCGCCGTGTAGACGGTGTTGTAGACACGATCTCGCAGTCCCGCGGCCCCCGCGGCCTCCGCGGCCCACGCGGCCCCCGCGGCCCACGCGGCCTCCGCGGCCCCCGCGGCCCACGCGGCCTCCGCGGCCCCCGCGGCCTCCGCGGCCCACGCGGCCCCCGCGGCCCACGCGGCCCCCGCGGCCCCCGCGGCCCACGCGGCCTCCGCGGCCCACGCGGCCTCCGCGGCCCACGCGGCCTCCGCGGCCCCCGCGGCCCCCGCGGCCCCCGCGGCCTCCGCGGCCCACGCGGCCCCCGCGGCCTCCGCGGCCCACGCGGCCCCCGCGGCCTCCGCGGCCCCCGCGTGCTCTCCGTGTTCCTTCAGCTTTTCAGCGACAGCTTCCCGAACGGTCTCGCGCAGCCGAGTCAGATGCTCGTTGCGGAGACTCCACATGCGCTCGCGAACAGGGCTGACCGCTCCGCGGGCAGCCCCAGCCGATCCTGCGTCGACGATCGGGGCGAGCTCGCGCATCGTCGCGGCCGCGTCACCGGCGCCGGCGAGATCAAGCCAAACCGGCAGCGCCTGGCGGACAGCCCAGTCTGCGGCGAGATAGCCGCGCGCTTCGCTGCGACCGTCGTTCGCGGTTGCGACGAGCCGTTCGGCGTTGTCGAGGACCCAGTGGTCGATGCGGTCGCGACCGTCCTGGTCGGTGCCGTCGTTGTAGCGGCGCAGGAACGCGCCGATGACGGGGCAACAGTTGTCAGGGTGGTCCGTCCACGTTTGACCGGTGAGCCACGCGAATTTCTCCATGACACACCATCCGCAGACGTCGCCGTTGCTTGGCGCTTCGTGTGCTCCGGTGGTGAGCGGAATGTCCTTCGCGGCGGCGACGCGTTCGGGAATGAGGACTGGCACTGGTTCTCCTCTCATGCGGCTTGAAGCTGGTTGATGTAGTCGGCGATCGGCACGCCGGTCCACCCGGACGGCCGCAGCACCGTCAGCGATCGGCGGGCGCGGGTGATGGCCACGTAGAAGGTGCGGACGATGTGGTCGCGGGCGTCGCCTTCGGCGATCCAGCCGGCCATCCCGGATCCGGAGAGATCGGGCGCGACGATCACGTGGTCAACCTCGCCGCCTTTGACGCTGTGCGCTGTGCCGACGATCAGTCCGGGGGTGTCGCGGAGCGCTGTGCCGCCGTGCTTGCGGTACACGGCGAGCGGGAAGCGCTGCACGCTGGCTTGGCTGGCCCTGAGGTTGCGCTCCCACCAGTCGACGCTCAGCCTGATCGCGGGGTGATGCAGGCTGCGCGCGTCAAACAGGCGCATGAGATCCTCGAGCGGCACCTCCTGGTCGGCTTGGGTTTCGCCGAAGCGGTTGCGGTCGCACTGTGCGTCGATCTCGGTTTTCGCGCCGCGCGCGAACGCGTCCGAGGCCTTCAACGGCTCAGCCCATTTTTGGAGGTCGCGCCATGTCCACGCGCGGGCGTGCTCGCCCCACACGCGCTCGTCGGGCCGCAGGAACGCGAGCAGCCGGCCCGCGGCGCGCAGAGGATTCCACCCGCCTGCCTTGGCGCGGTAGGGGTTGTGGAACGGGCGGCCGTTAGCTTTGAGCTGGTTGACGAGCGGATTGAGCATGTACCCGCAGCTGGTGAGGACCATGACGGTGCCGCCGTCGCCGGCGAGCTCGTCGACGAGCTGCTCGAGATCGGTGACGTCGCGCAATGTCAGGTCAACGCCGACGGCTGAGCCTGGCTCCTCGGTGGGGTGGTAGTCGATGTCCGGTCGGTCGCGGAGCTGGCGGATCCATGACGCGGCGACGTCGTGCACGGCGGCGGGGACGCGGTACGACTGTGAGAGGACGCGCTCACCGGCGTGCTCGAGGTCCAGGAGCGCGCGCGGCGACGACCCGCGCCAGCTGTAGAGCGCCTGGTCGGTGTCGCCGCTGAACACCGTCGTCTCCGCGTGTCGGGCCCAGTGCGCGGTGAGCTTCAGTTCGAGCGCGGAGAGGTCCTGCGCTTCGTCGATGAGCAGCACCTCCGGCGCGTACGGGGCAGTGATCGTGCCTTCGGCGGCGCGTTCGATGAGGTCCGTGAAATCGAGGCGGTCGCCCTTCCACGCCTGCCATGCCTGAAAGTAGGCCTGCTGCTCCGGCGTCCACGCCTCAACCGGGGTGAGCCGGGCGCGATGGTTCATGACCTGCTGGTGAAGCCGGTCGCCGGGCTGGCCGTCGCTGCCGGCGTCGACGTCGACCGGGGTGTCCTCAAGCTGATCGGTCGCGCCGGAGACGGCGAGCTCGGGGTGCGCGCTGTTCCACTCGCGCAGGCCTTTCGCGGTTTCGACGAGCTCGGGCCGGTCGAGCGCCCTGTAACAGTGAGCGTGCAGCGTCCCCGTCTGGTCCTCCGCGAGGTCGACCCTGGATGCGATCTCGTGCGCGGCGGTCCTCGTGAGGGATGCGATCATCACGCCGTCGCGGCCGTGCCGTTCGACGGCGAGCTCGCACTGACGGGCCAGGTGCGTTGTTTTGCCGGTGCCTGGGGGGCCGTGGACGAGGTAGACCTTCGAGTCGGCGGTCATGGCATCACGTCCTCTGGCTGTAGCGCGTGGCGGCGGGCGTGTTCGGCACGCGCGCAGGAGAGAACGAAGAGCACGGTGCCGTCGGTTGCGTCGCGGAGGGATTGGACGAAGTCGGTGCGCGCCGCCTGATACCCGAGCGCCTCGAGCAGCTCCGAAGACAACTCCGGCTTCGCGTCGACGACGTCAGGCTCGAGGACCGTCATGCCGCTCGCCTCATCGCCGTTTCGGCGAGCGTCTGCTGACCGTGCGCGACACCAGCGGCCGTCAGGTCGCCGTATGCGGCGGTGTGGATCTCGTGGCCGCGACGTGCGCGGGCGATGGTGCGGCGCAGGTAGTCGGGACGTCCGGCTTTCGCGCCGTCCGGCTCGAAGCGGCGGCGGTGGTGGACGATGAGGTCGGCGAGGTCCTGGTCGGTCCAGCCGGCCTGAATGGCGATCGAGCAGAGCGCAAGGTCGTACTCGCTCAAAGACCACCCCGCGCCGCGACGGTGCTGCCATGCGGCTGCGAACTCGGGCAGGTTGTGAAGCGCGGCGGCGAGCTTGTCGTCGGGGATTTCCGCGCCCGCGCGCGCCGCGACCGTCACGGGCGCCGCGTCGGCGGGCTGCCATGCGCGTTGCGCCGCGGTCGGGCCGGCGGTTGCGGCCTTGTTGAGGAGTGCTGCTCGGTTGTGGCGCGGGCCGCACAGCACGCCGGTGACGGGTGCGGTGGCGTTGCCTTTGGCGTTGACGGTGCCAGGGAGACGCATCAGTCTCGCGAGGTCGTGCGCGTGGTCGACGCCGGCGCCGACCTTCGCGCCAGCGCGGCGGTGAAGCTCGAACCACTGCGCGGCGGCGCGCGCCGCCTGGTCCTGGTCGGTGAGTGTCGCGAACACCCATGGCTCGTCGAAGAGCCACCAGGCGTGCAGGCCGTAGCCGCTTCGAACAGTGATCGTCGGCTCGGCGACGGCGCGCGCGAGTTCTTCGGCGGCTTCTATGGTGGGGCAGGCGCCGGTTTTGCGGTCTGGTCCGCCGTTGACGTCGAGGTCGAGCCACAGTCCGGTGATCGCGCGACTGTCTGCCGCGGCCGGTCGGCCGGGGCCTTTGCGGTCGCGGCACAGCGCGACGCACGTGTAAACGTCGGGGCGGCCGGCGTACACCGTCGCGCCCGCCGGCGCGCGCAGCAGAAGTGCGCGCTTGGTGGCGAGCGTCCATGTTTGGATCCGCAACTCCGGGTGCGGGAGCCTGGCGCCCCAGAGCTGCTCGAGGAACGCCTGTGCTGTGAGGTCGGTCACGGCTTGAGCCCGGGGTGCTTGGCGTGAAACGAGGCGCGCTCGGCGATCGCGGCGTTGAGGAGCCGCTGCCGTTTGCGGATATACGAGCCTCTGCCTGTTGCGGTGGCGCGGACGAGCTGCAGCTCGCGGTGCGCGACAAGCCAGTCCAGGTGCGCCCGGCGCTCAAGGACGCGGCGATGCTCGGCACGGCGGCGGTCGACCGCCTCGATCGCCGCACGCCGCTTAAAGGTCCTGGTGGCGAACCAGGTGTCAACCGCGAGCGCGATCCGTGGCGCGAAGACGCGTAGCCGCGCGGTCGCTGCCGCCTGCGGGAGGCATTTGCGGCACAGGCACGGGTAGGGCATCGCGATCGCCGCCATCAGTCCCGGACATCCCGCTGGGTGACGCCGTCCTGCTGGTCGCCGAGGTCCGCGGGGGCAGCCGGCGTGGCCTCGTTGCGGTGGCGGGCGAGGAACAGACCGACGAGCAGCCCGTCGAGGAACGCGCCGGCGGCAAGCTCCTCGACCGACGCGGCCTTCGACAGGTACGCGAGCTTCGCGGCGCGCTGGATCGGCACGACGGCCTCGGCGAGCTCGCCCTGGTCGACGTCGAAACCGAGCAGGAACAACCGGACGATGTCCTCGCCATGGCCGCCGGCCGCGGCGTTGTCGTACACGGCGCGCTTGCGCGCCTCGACAGCGCCGCGGGCTTTGCGCACCCCGGTCACGACCAGCGGTCCCTCACCACGGTCTCGGTGGCTCTCGTCCGCGCCTTGAACGACCGTGCGGGCACGGCGACAAACGTGCCGGCGCGCTCGTCGATGTTGCGGTCCTCGGTGGCCTTGCGGATCGCCTGCTGGTCGTTCGCAGCTTCGAGCGTCGCGACCTCGAACCACACCTTCGCGCCCTCAGCGTCGGACACGCCGTGCGGCGGCTTGCGCTGCTCGAGAACGATGTAGTCACGCATCGGTGTCCTCCGTTCCGCTCGGCGTGGTGACCGGGGCGCGGTCGAGGACCTCGCGGATCGACTCGGCGTACGCGCGCGCGCGGTCAGCCTCGTTCGGGTTCAGTCGCTCCGCGAGCCTGGGGACGGCGTACGCGTATTTGATGCCGTCGGCGTTGGTGTCGGTCGCGAGGGTGAGCCGGGTGACGACCTGGTTGAGTTGCAGCATCGAGTTCGTCAGGTTCAGCCGGTACTTGCGGGCTGAGGCGAGACTCTTCGGCGGCAGCGTCAACACCAGCGGCAGCAGCGAGTCCTCGACGATGACGAACCACTGCTCCATCTGCTTGCACGCCTGGCCGCGGCCCGATTTGTCGGAGCCGAACTGGCTGAACGGGCACTCCTCGCACAGGCCGCCCGGGTCGCCGATGCCGATGCGGTTGTCGGGGCTCGAGCATTGCGGCGGCTGGGAGCCTTGGAAGTCGCCGGGCCAGTAGGAGCGGATCAGCTTGAAGTGGATGACGATCCCCTCGATGGTCTGCGCGGGCCGGTCGCCCTCGAGCGACGGGATCTCCCACGTTGTGCCGCCGCTGCCGGGGATCCGCACTCGCGGGAGGTCGAAGGGGGAGAGGGGCTGGCCGCCGAGGTTGGCGGCGATGATGTCGTGCACCTCAGCGGGGCTTCGACTCAGCGCGACGTACCCGTCATGCTCGGCGTGGCTGGGTTTCTGGAGGTCGGTACTCACTGTTTCCTTCCTGCTACGTGCGCGCGGTCAGCTGCGGACGCGTAGCTGATGGGTGTCTGAAAGCTCGATGAAGCCCTGAAGGTCCCCGGGCAGCAGATCCGTGAGGTCGGTGACGGGGTCGTGCTCGTCCGCGCGGCGTTTTGCCTGCTCGCTGAAGTAGCTGGACAGCGACTGGACGTTGAAGCCGAGCTCCGCGAACTCGGCGAGCTCGCCGCCGTGCTGCTGCAGCGCGCGCGCGGCGTCGGCTTTCGCGGTTGCCGGCCGGGCCCAGATGCGGCGGGTGATGTGGACGAGCTTGCCGCTGGCGGCGTGGCGTTTGCTGCTCACGCCCTCCTGTGCGAACTCGTCGAGCAGCTCGGTTTCGAGAATGTCGAGCTGCTCTTTGACGCCGCGGAGTTGCCGTTCGAGCGCGGCCTTCTGGTCGGCGAGGTCGACGAACTCGTCGAGGCGGCTCATGAGCATCTCCCAGAGGTCTTTCGCAGGCCGTCTGTTTCGAAGGGGGTGACGGTCCCCGCACCGGGTTCTCCCCGGTCACCATGGGCGGCCTGCGAAAGCTGGGTGAGGACGGCGCCGATGACCTCCTGGCGGCGGCGGAGCGCCCCGTATATGGCGTGGTCGATCGTTCCGGCCGCCAGGAGGTGGGTGTAAACAACGCGGCGCTGCTGCCCGGGACGGTGCAGCCGCTTGCGCGACTGGAGGTAGTCACCGAGCGAGAAGTCCAACGAAAAGTAGATCGCGTGCCGCGCCCTGGTGAGGTCGACGCCGACGCCGCCGCTTTTCAACTGCGCACCAAGCACGTCGATGCCCGGGCTCATGGTGGCGTGGTCGGTCATGCCGTCACGCGCCCGACCGGACAGCTCGCCGTACCGGCGCCCCTGCGTCTCGCAGACCGCTTTGACCTGGTCGAGGTCGTGGTGAAAGCGGCAGAAGACGACGACCGGCTCATCGACCGGCAGGTCGTCGAGGACGTCGGCGAGCAACCTGGTTTTCTCGGGCGCGGGAAGGATCTGCCTGGTAGCGCCGGTGTCGGCGTCGACGGCGAACCCGTTCGCGGCCTGTGCGAGGCGAAGCACGTTGACCATGGCGTTCGCGGCGGTGACGACGCCGCCGTCGATGTCGGCGATCAGGTGCTTCTCGAGCTCGTAGTAGATCCGCTCCGTTGGTGCCTCGAGGTGAACGGTGCGGTGCTGATCGACAGGGTCCGCGAGTCCAAGCGTGCGGTCGAGCGCGGCCTGGTCGACCTGGAACATCAACAGGGCGATGCGCTGCGTGAGCTCGCCGAGCCGGTCGGCGCGGACGCCGTCGTAGATCGGCTGACCGGCCGGGCCGCGCAGGTAGATCGCTTCGCCCTGGTCGGTGACGCGCAGCACTTTGGGGGCGCCGTAGCGGGCACGGAACGCGGCGTGGCTGGTGCCTAACACCGAATCGTCGATCGCGCGGTATTGCGCGTAAATGTCCAACGGGCTGTGCGGCATCGGGGTGCCGGTGAGCGCGAGCGCGCGGCCGCCGTACATGCGGGTGCGGCGGCAGATGCGGTGCGCAAGCTTCGACTGTTTGCCGCCGGCGGCCTTGAGGCGGTGTGATTCGTCGAGGACGACGAGGTCCCACTCAATGTCGAGCAGGCAGTCGGCCATCGCTGTTTGTATCGACGCTTCGTAGTTGACGATCGCCGCGAACGGCCGGTCGCCGGCCATGGCAAGGCGCTGGCGCAGCGCGCCGGCTTTGCGCGCGGTCGTGGCATTGCGAAGCGGCCCGCGCTTACCGGCGACCTCTCCGGCCCATGTCACCCACGGTGTGGCGGCGTGCTCGGTGAGCTGTGTTGGCCAGACGTCGACGACGCTGCGCGGACACAGGATCAGCGCCCGGCGCGCGTTGGCGCGTTGGGCGATCTCGATCGCGATCTTCGTTTTGCCGCCGCCCATGGGGACGGCGACCATGAACCCGCGGCGCTCGAGCGCGACCTGGACGGCTTCTTGCTGGTGCGGCCATAGCGGCGCGGGTGGCGTTGTGAGCACCCAGACGGGGGCGGCCGGGGCCTGCACAACCTCGGCGACCGGGGGAGAGAGAGCCGGGGTGCTCACAACGCCACCCGCAACCGCAGGCGCTGTTGAAGGTCATCGCGAACGCGCCAGCCAATGACGCTCACGACGTCGCCGCCGGGAAGCTCGTAGTCGCCGGCGAAGCGCTCGAGCACGTGCTCGCACGCCGCCGTGATCCGCACGACCACGCGGTCATTGGCCTGAAAGACGGCGTACGCGTTACCGGAGGTGGCGGGGCTGGTGACGATCGCGGTGGCGTCGAGGCCAAACGCTGTGAGCGTCGCGGCGAACTCGTCGGTGCTCTGGCACCACACCCACAAAGAGGGGTCGACCATGCGGAGGCGGTCGGCGACATCGGCGTGCTCTGCGGCGAGAGCGGCGAGACGCAGTCCGCTCGAAGTTGCGAACACGTTGTCGATCGTGAGGTCGTCGCTTACCACCGGTAGGACTCCGGGTCAGCCCAGTCGAATGGCGGCCGGCGTTGCACGCCCTGGACCTCGGTGCGGGGGAAGAGGATCACCTGTGCGGCGCGCTCCTGGTGCTGTTCGCGCGTCATTCGCTGGTAGGCGTCTTGGTGGCCGCGGTAGCGGCGCACCTCTGACCGGAGGCCGGCCACGACGCCTACCGCGAGCGCGATAGCCCACAGCACCACGACGGGAACGACGCCGAAGATCACGAGGCCGATCAGCGCCTCGAGCGCGACGAGCACGCTGGCTGATGCCCGGGCGCGGGCGCTCATGCGGCGACGGCCTCGGTCCAGCCCATGAGGTAGGCGACGTCGACTTCGAGGAGCTCGGCGAGCGCGAGCTTCTTCGCGTCCGGGATCTCGCCGGCGGTGCGCTCCCAGCGGTAGACAGTAGATTGGTCTACGAGGAGCGCAGCGGCGACCTGTGAGCGAAGAAGCCCGCGGGCGGTGCGGAGCTCTTCGATCCGGTTTGCCGGGGCGTTTGCATCTGGCACTTGCACGTCGCGCAAGGTAGCATCCGCATTGGACGGAATGCAAAGCGTGGCACGCATGACACCGGAAACTGCGGAAAGAACACATAACACGGTGCGCAGGAGCGTGGCGCAAGCGCGCCGTGGGAGCGCGTCCTACAGTGCGCGGCAGGTGGCTGACCGCGAGCCCGAGGACACCATGGTGTACTGGCTGGCGCTCGCTGCGAGCGAGCTACGTCGCGCCGCGGGGCGCAAGATGGTTCACGTCGCGGCGCAGGCGAGCGTCGACCAATCGACTATCTACCGCTTCGAGCAGGGCAGCAGTTACCCGCAAGACCCCGACATGATCATCGAGGCCTACGCGGGTGACTTGGACATCGACGCGCCTGCGATTTGGCGCTACGCAACCGACCTATGGCAGGAGCATCTCAGCGGTGCGCGGACAGCTGACGTGCTGGCAGAGCATGTAGCCGAGACACTCCAAGACCTTCGGCAAGCGCAGTCGCAGTTACAACGAGGCCGCGGCGCCCAGGGTCGTGGAGGTCGATGAGCGGCAATCGTTCCGTGATGAGATCGAGGACTTCCCCCAGCAGGTCGGCGCTCTTGTATCCGCTCGCGGCGGATCGTCCGCCTTCGTGTCCTCGAAGAATCGGCCGGTTCTTCATTTCCTTCCTCCATGCGCTGCCAGCCGCTTTCTCCCTCCGCCCCCTTGGAGACCCCGCTGACCGGCGGCCGGTCGGTAGCGAGGTTCGAGAAACTACGCCTCAGCCCGGATAGGAGGTAAACGCCACGAGCACCACCGAACCACTCGCACCTCGAGCAACCGCGGTCCAGTTCGACCGTGGTCTCGCGATCACAGGCATCGGCATCTTCTGCGCCGCCATCGGCGTGATCGGCCCTTGGGCAACGGCTGAGCGGCTCATCAGCCTGTCCGGATTTCACACCGACGACGGCAAAGCGATCCTCGTCATCGCAGCGTTTGCGATAGTCCTCCTGCTCGCAGACCGTGCCGGGAATCTTTCGCGGAGTGTCGCGATCGTGCTGTTCTTGGTCATCGGCGCGGCGGCTGCGAACGACGGCATCGAGATCGCGGCGGCAGCGCAGTTCTCGACTCTGGCGAGCTCGCAGATCGCTGTCGCCGACTGGGGAACGTACGCGATCGTTCTCGGTGCCGCGCTCGCGATCGTCGGGCTTGCTGGCGGGTTCGACATGTTGGTGACGGCACCGCTGGCTGTGGCTGTCGTCGCGGTGACGGCGCTGGTGTTCTACTGGATCGAAGTGCCGCCGCAGTGGGCTGTCGGCGGCGGCACGATTCTGCACTGAGCCCTTAACGACTGAGGGCCCCCGACCGGGTGGTCGAGGGCCCTTGCGCTCGGGAGAGGAGGGATCCGAGCTTGGTTCAGATCGCCGGCGGCGACGGCGCCTCCGGGGACGGCGCTGCCTCCGGCTCCGGGGTCGAGGACGCGGGTGCCGCGCTGGGGGGAACCGTCGGGCTACCTGGGGCGGGCGACGGCACGACGGGGTCGTTGCCGGGCTCCGGGTCGCTTGGCGAGCTTGGCTGCGCCGCGGCGGCAGGATCAGGAGCTGCTCCGGTGCCAGTCGTGCCGCCGTTGCTCGGAGCAGCGTAAGCCGGTCCGGACGGGTCGACGATGAACGTGCCAGCCGGAACGTCGTTGCCGCCGGCGCCCGAGGTGGCCGGCGCAGCCGCAGCGGCAGCGTCGGTTGCGGCGCGGAGCTCGTCGATCTGCTCTTGGGTGACCGTTGCCCCTGGCTGCAGAGCGTTGACGGCCGTCTTCAACCGGTCGAGGTTCGATGAGTCCATGGGGTTGATCGGTCTCCTTGGTGGTGGTTCAGAGAGGGAAGTTGGGGCGATTATCCCTTGACAGTAGGTAACAGTCGTGGGATACTTCCCTCATGTCGAAGGTGGATCGCAACAATCCGAAGCGCTCAACGGCGTCGGAGTCGACGTACTCCCTGATGGAGTTCACGCGCGAGTTTCCGACCGATGCTGCGTGCCTTGAGCACCTGTGGCGCTCAAGGTTCGCTCCCGATGGCTCGCACGCGGACTGCCCAAAGTGCAAGCGGGAGCGGAAGTTCCACAAGGTAGCAGCGCGCCCGTCATGGTCGTGCGACACCTGCGGCCACCACATCCACCCGCTCGCAGGGACAATCTTCCACAAGTCCGCTACGTCGCTGCACCTGTGGTTCTACGTCCTCTACCTGATGACTAGCACTCGCTGCGGGATCTCCGCGAAGCAGGTTGAGCGCGAGATCGGCGTCACTTACAAGACCGCTTGGCGGATGTGCAACCTGATCCGCAACCACCTGATGGCCCAGGAGTTCGCCGACAAGCTGACCGGCGAAGTTGAGGCTGACGAGACCGCTTACGGTGGCCGTCCGAAGGTGGCCGTGACTCGCGGGATGACGATGGCTCAGGCGCAGATCTTCGCGAAGGCCCGGAAGGTCGGCATCGTCGCGATGGTCGAGCGTGGCGGCAACGTCCGCGCCTACGTTCAGCCGCGCGAAGGCGCGCTAGAGACCGTGAGTCTGCACGTAGAGCCGAACGCCACCGTCTACACCGACGAGTGGGCCGGGTATCGCAAACTGCATTTCACCCATCCCGATCACCGCACGATCCGCCACACCGACAAGGTGTACGCGACCGGAGACACGCACACGCAGACCATCGAAGGATGGTTTGGGAACGTCAAGAACGGGATCGCCGGCAACTATCACGGCGTGTCGGTCAAGTGGCTTCAGTCGTACGTCAACGAGTATGTATGGCGTTACAACCACCGTCGTCGCGACGGGCGCTCGATGTTCGCGGAGCTGCTTGCGCGTGCCGTCGTCGTGCAGCCCTGATCGCTCGCTATTCCTGGGCGGAGCGAATAGCTTCCTCGCTCGAGGTGCTGTTCTTCATCGACGAGACTTGGCAGAAGATCGACGGCCATGAAATTGCGGCACTCGGGGGTGTCGCTATTCGGCTGAAGAGCTACAACGCGTTCTGTCGGGAGATGTTCGCCGTAAAGAAGAACATCCTCGGCGCGGTTGAGCTACGTGACGCCGAACTGAAAGGGAAGAAGTGCTTCGCGAACCGCTCGTTTCGTACCCGGGCGGATGGCGAGCGATCAAAGCTCCTAGATGCAGCCGATGAGTTGTTTAACGCGCTCGACAAATACGGTGCCAAAACCTTCGTAATTTGGACGGCTGCCCCATCGCTCGTCAGTCTGCGGAGCGCGCGGACCACGGCGCTGTCCAAGCCATACAAGGGGCTTCTGTACGACTTCCGTGCACTCATGCGGGGAGCCGCTGCAAATCGACTCGGCTCCTTGAATTTCGATCAGCGCGACATGGGCAGCGACGAGGCGGCCACTTGCGCCCTCCAGAACTATCTCGTGCGCACCCGAGGCGACTGGGACAGGACCTTCGTCACGGTGCCGAGCTTCACGGTGAGTGCTGTTAGCCCCGGACTCCAAGCCGCGGACCTCGTTGCGTACCTTGGAGCACACTTTTCGAGACCGAGCGTTCGCCCCGAACTCGGGCCGTACTTAGAGCGCGTAACCGCCCTCCAACACGAATGGCAGCGCGGACGCACGACGCGGCGATCGATCCGAGAGGTCCGGGCAGAACAAGAGGCCGGCGGGCTTTCGCCCTAAGCGCCGTCGATGAGACGACACACCGGCCCCTTCTGGCACGCAGAGTACCACCCGACACCCGTCGAAGCGGCCGCTGGTTTTTCGCGTGCAACTACGGCGTTTTCTTTGTCGTCCGCTGGCCGAACGACGGCGGCGCGACCTTCTCGAGGTCGCGCAGGAACGCGTCACGTGTCGGGATCGGGATCTCGACCGGCTCGCCGCGGTTCGGTTCCGTGAACTGCGTCGGGCCCTGTAGCGCGTACGCGCGATCCCACTCGGAGCGCGCACGATCGCGCTCGTCATCGGCAAGCTTTCGCTGAGCCTCGGCCTGCGCGTGCTCGCCGCGCTCGTCAAGGAACACCGCGCCCTGCTCGAACACGGCGACCCGGCGTTCGTGCGCCTCGGCCGCGGCGCGATGACGTTCGGCGTCCTTCAGCGCTTCTGGTGTCGGCTCAGGTTTGTCCGTGGTCATCGGCGTCTCTCAGTCTTGCAGCAGCGCAGAGTTCTAGCCATCGAGTTGCCGAAGTGGCAAATGCTTTGCGCGCTGCCGGTTCGTCGGCGGCAATGACGCCCAGCCGGATCGCCTCGCCGGGGGCGCTCACGGCCAGGCAGCCGCCGCGCGGACGAGGAAGAACGATTGCTTGGGGAGTGGTGAGTGAATGCATGCACCGCAGCGTGGCGCGCAAACGCCTACCCTGCAAATACGCAGAGGGTTAACGCGAAGCTCGACTTGCCTTCGCGGTAGCCGATGCTGTAGCGTGTTTCGTATGAACGCGAAATCGAAAGCTACCCCGTGACTGTCGTTCGCGATGGTCAAGCGCCGTACCCACCGATTGAGGCCATGATGGCTGTGATCGAGGGATACCGAACGAAGCATCCGCACACCCCGTTCACGATCGAGAACATTCAGCCGCTTGGGGTTGCGCCGTCGATCGCGCAGCGCACACACCAGGGTCTCCGACTCCTGGATCTCATTGACGACGAGGGCGAGCCCACCCCGGCACTGGATGTTCTGCGAGAGGCAACGACTGCGGAGTTCCCCGCGCGGCTTGCCGAAATCGTACGGGCCGCCTATGCCGAGGTATTTGCGTACAAGGACCCCGCAACCGACTCGCCCGAAGATATGGCCGAGATCTTCCGGTTCTACCGGCCTCCATCGCAGCACGCCCGGATGATCCGATTCTTCTACGGGATCTGCGAGCGCGCCGGCATCATCGAGAGCCGTCCTGCGATCGAGGGGTCCGGCAAGTCAAGTGTGCGGCGCGCTCCGGCATCGAAGGGTAAGCCGAGGGCTACCCGCGCGGAGGCACAGAACCGAACGCCGCTACCACCTGCGTCGAGTATCGAACAGATGAAGGCCAAATACCTTGAGGTACTTCTCAACCGCCTCCAACAAACGGATGGCGAGTTCGACACCGACCTGGCCGATCGGATCGAACGTCTGATGGGCGTAGCGCCAACCTCATGACGCGAGGTCACGAACGATGTTGAGTACCACCGGGGCGCGGTGCAGTCCGCTGTCGCGTCTCACAATCGCATAGGCCGAGCACCCCGAGCGGTCCGAGAAGTGGACCGGAACGCGCCCGAGGCACCCAAGATCGAGGTCCAGGCCCTTCCAGGGGTCGCTGCGGTTTAGTCCCGCCTCTCGGGCGAGCCGCAGCGAGCGAGTAGCGTCGCCCTGGGCCTCGTTCCTGTGCCGCAGTCTATCGAGCCGCCAGGCCGCCTCCGACGGCTGCCAGATGGATTGCGTGTCCGGGCTCTGTCAGCCCTACGCGGCCGTGGGAGCGTCACCGTTACGGCGGTCCAAGGGGATGCCTACCGAACGGCAGACGACCGGAGAATGCGTCTACTTGCCATGCATCCCTAGCATAGCGATGCTACCTGCTGTAAAGGGATAATCGCCCTATTGAGTCACCTGTCAACCGGGCCGCGCTCCGAAATAGCATCCGAACATGTCCGACTTCGTCGTCAGGGCGCTCGCTCCGGAGGCGACTCGGGAGATGCGCCAGGAGATCCTGCGCCCCCATCAGAGCGTCGAGGAGCTCGCCGAGCACGAGCCGCCCAACGCGCTTGCCGTGGGCGCGTTCGAGGGCGAGGAGCTGGTTGCGGTCGGACTGATCGGACCCGATGGCGAGGGCGGCGCCTGGAGGATCCGCGGGATGGCGACGACGCCCGCGGTGCGCGGTCGCGGCGCCGGGAGCGCCGTGCTCGAAGCGCTCGTGGAGCACGCGGCGGCGAGCGGCGCGCAGCGCGTCTGGTGCAACGCGCGCACCCCGGCGCGATCGCTCTATGAGCGCGCCGGGCTGCGGGTCGTCTCAGAGCAGTTCGAGCTGCCCGCGATCGGCCCGCATTACGTGATGGAGCTCGTCCTCTAGGAGGTTCGCTCGAAGACGATGCGGTGGTGATCGAGCAGCTCGCGCTCGAACGACACCATGTTGGCGCTCACGCCGCTGGTGAAGGCGTGGCGGAACGTCGCGCTTCGCAGCCAGTGCGGCAGGAGCGTCAACTTGAGGAGGTTCTTGCGCAGGCTCGGGGCACCGATCCGGCGATTCCACTGGGTGATCGTCTCGATGTAGTCGAGCCGCCCGCTCGAGCTTTCGACGAGGCGAAAGTGGGGCTCCGCGCAGCGCACGAGCTGGTCGAGACCCCACGGCAGAAACGAGCCGGGGAACTGGCAGCCGAGCAGGAAGAGGATGTAGGCGTCTGAGTCGCGCGGCGCGTCCGGCCCGACGCCGTCGAGGGCAATCATGTTG